AAAACAGAATATGGATAAAACATATTAAAGACAGGAAGTTAATAGCAATAGACCCAGGAAAAAATGGAGGAATTGCGGTGTATTCGGTAGATAAAGACAAGCTGTTAGAGGTTGTTAAAATGCCAGATACACCGCAAGACTTGCTTTCATTCTTGTCTAAGTATCAAGTAAACAGCAAATGTTATCTTGAGAAAGTAGGAGGATTGCCAGGAATGGGAGGCAGTTCGATGTTCAATTTTGGTAAGGGATTTGGGCATTTGGAAATGGCTTTATTGTGTCGTAGAATACCGACTATGGAGGTGACGCCTCAGAAGTGGCAGAAGGCATTGCAATTGGGCACTAAGGGTAATAAAAGTAACACCGAGTGGAAGAATAAGCTGAAAGCACGTGCTCAACAGCTTTTTCCAAATGTTCCTATGACGCTTGCCGTAGCCGATGCTTTGTTGATATTAGAGTATTCAAAAATAACAGAAAGGGTTGCAAAATGAAATTTGTTTGTAGAAATAAAGATTGTAAAAAGTATGGGATTGAGGATGATTATTCTTCAGTCACATACAAGTTTATAGGCGGTGAGCTTATGGCTGAATGCGCTCCTTGTCCTTGTTGCGGACAGATAAGGGAAGAAATCAATCCAAACAGGGAAATTCCTTTGTCGGAGAAGAATGTGTCTATTGGTACATATACCAGCGCATCACCTGAGCAACGTAGAGAAATGTTGAAAAAGCGTTCTCATGAGCATTATGAGAAAGAGATAAAACCATACAAGGAGCATCAGCTTCATGAAATGGTGAAGAATTTTAAGGAAGCAAGCAAAGGTTGACCGTTATGAGTTTGGAGAGCGTATATTTCAAGAGAGATTATCACTACAAGGCTAAATTTGTCAACAAGTGCATTGCGATAATCAGATTTACAAAGAGCGAGAAAAGACGGAGAGCATATCACAATCTTGTATTCAAAATGATGAAAGATATTGTGAAGAAGAATATTGCTAATTATTTGAATCTTCTTTCGTCCATTGATATGAAAGATACGCTGCCGAGCCGTGATGAGTTGATTGCTGATTGTTACATAATTTTCGACAAATGTGTTGAGAAATATAAGTTAGGCAAAGGTTACAATTTCTATTTCTATTTCAACAAGTCCTTATCAAGAAACTTTTTCCGAGATTATCAAAAAGAGTTACAACGCAGTAATTCGGTAGAAATAACCGAAGCACTTGCTACTGTAAATTCAGGCTTTCATGATTATCGTCAATTGGATACAACAGAGTTACTAATGACGCATTTAGGTTTGACTGAATTGGAAATGAGGATTTGTCGTTCAAGAATGTTAGGACAAAAAACTTCTGAATTTTTGTTGGAAAATGAAGATGTTACCAATGCTCAATATTCTAAGTGTTTGAAAAGAATAAAAGAAGTTTTGATTGAATTTCAAGAAGAAGGAGAAATATAACATGGAATATAACATGGAATATAACATTTTTCAAAAAGCTATTGAACAGCTTGTAATGGAAGGCAATACAATTCTGCAAGTTGTTATGCCCGATGGCGAAAGTTTGTATTTTGCCGTATATAAGTGGCAAGAGGGTTATTTTAACACTGCTCAGTCTATTGACTTTAACACCGTAGAAGGAGTTAATATAACAGACTTTCTTTACAAGAACTCAGCTCAGTACAATAATCGTACAGCATTTATGTCTTTGTTCAACAAAGTAATGGATGAAGGTGTTTTGATACGTTGTGAGTTTACCAAGGGTTCAACGTGGTATAAGTGGAGTTCGCCAATGGCTGTAACTAAGAGGTAACATAGTTTACTTTGAAAAAGAATAATTATGACACCTTCAAAGTATCAAACAGCGATTTATAAAGCATTTCAATTAACAAAAAGAGATATAAACATTTCAGCAGTAGCAGGAAGCGGAAAAACTACAACGCTGTTGGAATTGTTAAAGTTCGTACCGAGAGGAATGAAAACATTGTTTCTTGCTTTCAACAAAAGTATTGTTGAGGAATTGAAGAACAGAAACGAGAATAAAGAAGCTACCATAATGACAATTCATTCTTGCGGTTGGAGAGCTATTATGATACGGTATGGTTCAAGAGCTAAGATGAACCCAAATAAAACAATTGCTAAGACTGAAATTGTATTGGAGCAAAATAAAATTCCTGCTAAAAGATATAGTTATTTTTTCTATGTAATTCCGAAGCTGTTAGACCTTATGCGTTGTAACATGACGGAAAACACTTTGGAGGCAATTCGTGAGCTTGCTATGTATTATGACGTAGATATAGATGATGAGGATATTCCATTGGTTCAGAGTGCCTTCAAATTGGTAGTAGGAGATAAGAGTCAGTTTGACTTCATGGATATGATATATGTTCCAGTTACTGACCCGTCAGTTAGGCTGAAAAAGTATGACTATGTTTTCTGCGATGAAAGTCAGGACTTTTCAATTTGTCAACATGAGTTCATTAAGCGTTGTATAAATCGTAGGGGCAGGCTGATTACAGTAGGCGATGGTAATCAGGCAATATACGGTTTTGCTGGAGCGGATGCTAATAGCTATGATAAGTTAGCATCCATAAATGGTCAGGCAATACGTTTGCCGCTTTCGGTATCGTACCGTTGTGCAAAAGCAATCGTACTGGAAGCTCAGAGATATGTTCCATCAATATCATATGCTCCCAACGCTGAAGAAGGGAAAGTTGATATAAATAGTTTGACCACTATTCGGGAAGGCGATTGGATATTATGCAGAAACTTGAAGCCTTTGATTCAAGCGTATCTTTGGTTGATAAAGAATAAGATAAAATGTAAGATAAGGGGTAAGGATATTGCCGAAAACATTGTAAATCTTATAAGAAAGACTGGAGCAAAAACTCTTGATGGGCTTATGAATGCTTTGGAAGTAGAGCGAAACAAATTGCTTGATAAGCTGACGAAAAAAGGAGTAAGAAAACCGAGCCTACACCCGAAGATGGAAGTGCTGGAGCAAAAGCAGGAAGTGATTGCTTTCCTGTCCGATGAAGTTACGAGCGTAGATGGATTGATAAAGTTACTTGAAGGCATATTCAGCGATGATACAGACGGTATATTGCTAAGTACAATCCATAAGGCAAAGGGATTGGAAAATGAGCGTATATTCTTTATTTGTCCAGAGTTGATACCGAGTAAGTATGCTACGCAAGATTGGCAGATAGAGCAGGAATATCACCTGAAATACGTTGCTATCACGAGAGCTAAGAAGGAATTGATATATGTTCCGCAAAGTGTATTTGATAATGATTTGATGAGCAACGTTACTATTGACAAATAATCGTAAAATAAATTGTAAAATAAATTGTTATGGAAGAAACTAAGAAATGTCCACGCTGCGGACGTGAACTACCAAAGAGTGAGTTTTTCGGAGGTTATTGCAAGGAATGTAAGAGAGCTATGAACCGAGAATATACTCAGCGCAAGGCTAAGCTGCGCCGTGTAGGCAATCCGAAACTTGCTGAGTTTACGCCACGTGAGCTTATGGAAGAGTTGCGTTTCAGAGGATACAGAGGTGAACTAACATTTGAACAGAAAATAAAGATATGAGATATGGAAGACATTAGAAGAAAGGCTCACTTTGATGAGCTTAACAAAAGCAAGGATGAGATTGGTTCATCGCCAAGAAAGTATATTGGAGTTCCACGTCCAGTACGTTGTATTAAATGTGGACGTTTGGTTGACGATAATGTCGATAAGGGTCATATGACTCATAATGGGTATATTTGTAAACAATGTTTAAGATAACAAGATATGATACAGATTGACAAACATTATTACTACAAAGACACTGAATACGTTGTAACAGGCTTTTGCAAGGTTAAGACAACGAGCGGTGAATGGGTAGATGGAGTGTCTTACAAGAAGGCTTCAGAAGAAAGCACCGAAATTTACGTGAGAGATAAGGAAGCGTTTGAGTATTATTTCATCCCTACAACGCTGGAAGTAGGTGATATAATTATTGCCGTATCTATGGGCAAAGTTGTCGCTGAATATGAAGTTACCAGTATTGATTCGGAGAGTTCTCAAGCAACCGCTAAGAGTCCATCAGGCATTGATTTGATAGTTAATATAGCCGTTGATTCGGATGCCGTTGTTACCAAAGTTGAAGGTGGAGTGCCTTACACAGCCGATTATTACTATCAGCTTGATAACATGAAAGAGCGCATGATAAATTCGATAATTATAGATAAGATGGTAAGTGCGCTTTCAACTGCTGCGACAAGGGTTCAGGATATTCCTGCTTCCAATACGACTTACAGCTTGGAAGAGTCACTGAAATCAATCCAACAGACCTTGGATGTAATTTATAATAAATTCGGGGTTTGACATAAGCAACACACTTCTACAAATGACGAAAAGGAGAGCTTGAGAAAGTTCTCCTTTTCATTTATACAAAGTTACTATAAACAAAGAAACTGTTAAAATAAACAATATTATGGACGAAAAAAGAAAATTCACGCCTGAGACAATAGATGAGTTGAAGGCAAACGAAGTATTTGTATTTGGTTCCAACCGTAATGGAAATCATTATGGAGGTGCAGCGAAAGTAGCATATGAAAAGTTCGGAGCTGAATGGGGAGTAGGAGAAGGTCACACTGGGCAGTCCTATGCCTTGCCTACGTTGGATGAGAATATGGAAAAGGTAACGGAAGATGAGCTGGAAGATAGCTTTGCTAAGCTCATCGGATATGCTGACGACAATCGACAGCTGACGTTCTATGTTACTAAGGTAGGATGCGGCATAGCAGGTTGGGACATTGAAACGGTTAAGCGTTGCTTTTGGAAAGGAGCAGCCGAAGTTAGCCCTGACCCTGAATGGAGGTCAATTCCGAGCAATGTGATTATCCCAGAGGAATTTGTATGATGAGTATAGATAAACATTGTTCGTTTTGCGAATATTATGAGACAATAAACGGTTTCATGTATTGTTGTATTTTGAAACGTAGAATAACGGCAAGAAAGAAGTATTGCGATAAGTTCAAACTAAACAACAAAATATACAAGAATACAAATGAATAAAGATATATCATATGGTCATTGGTATCCAGTTAAACCAGGTGGTATGCCTGAAGATTTGCTTGGATACAAAACTTTTGATAAGTTTGATATAACTGAAGCAGTGTTAATTCCACATTTTGGGGGGAAATGAAAAAGGAGGTGGCGAGTATTATCCAGTTTGCCGTATAAGACGTAAGCAAGCAAACAAGTGGGAATGGTATAATGTAAAAGCAAAACCATTGTTTTGGATGCCCATACCGCATATCCCAACCAAAGCAGGCGTAGCTGTTTATAAAAAGTATTACAATGAAGAAAAGAAGTCCTGAAGAGATAGAGAAAGAAGCTATGCAGTATCAGCTTGCGATGCTTAAAAATGAACGTAGGAATTGCGACCAATTACAAAGTATTCGTAAGATAGTAGGACATATGAATAGCTTTAATGCCGTTGCTGCTGATGCTAAAAGTCGTTTAGAGTATGATTTGTATCGTCAGCGTTTGCGACAAGCTATGCATGATTTGAGAATAAAGGATGAGGACGCTTGGGCGGTTGCAGAGCGATACGTGCAAGATAATTTAGATGTTTTATCAATTTGGTAATATGAAATACATTATTTTCAAGAAAGGAGAAATTGTAATGCCTGTTATCTTTCATGAGTATATAAATCATTGCGATGTTAAGATAGGTGATGACTGGATTCCAGTTTCAGCAGGTTTTTGTAATATAGTGCAAGGACGTTTGAAGGTAGATTATGAAAGTAGTTCTGTAAGTCTTTCTTTGAAACCTAATAAAAATGACGGAGCGGTAATGACTATGCTTGCTAATAATTATAGTGTAGCATTTTTCATGGACCAAAATGATATGTATTATCCTAAAATTGACAGATAAATGGAAAATAAACAATCTATGATAGAGGAATGGGCAAAGAAAGTAGAACATTCCAAGAAACAAGAGTTGTCCAAAGAAGCAGCAAGGCATTTTATGATGGTATGCTTGAATGCAAAGAAGATAGATGAAGACCAAGAGTTGATTGACGATTTGGAAAATAAGCGTCACGGAGTAGGTTCAGCGTTTTGGCTCCGAGTTAAGCACCTTCATACATATTCCGTAACACCGTCACTGGCTTTGTTCCTTGCTTCAGATGTATTAGACAATTTCGGTAAGAGCACTATGATGGCAGCGTATCTGCAATACATAGCGTGGAAGAGAGGTATTAAGACTATTGGAATAAGTGAATGGGCGCAATGGGCGTTTCCGATGGGATTGCCCACCGAAGATGAATGGCAAAAACTTTGGAACGCTCAGAAGATACCTTTTGATATGAGAGAAGATACGATGACGGATAACATGCTGGATTGTCCTAATTTGTTTGGTAAAAGTATTTGGGAAATTAAAGAGAAATAAGATATGGGAGAAGGAATGTCAAGAGAACAAGCAATAATATATTTGCAAAGATTGAATTTTTATTTCAACGTCATATGTATATCTTTGGGAGGCACCAAAGAAAAGATTGTTGAAATAAGAAAATTCAAGAATACAGATGGAAAGGAGCTATATGAGAAGCGTCATTTTGTAAGGCAAAAGACATATATTCATGATTATGAGTCTATGATACGTTGGTTAGAGCTTGTTTCATTAAGAGTAGCAAAAGTAACGTATCTAAAAAAGTAGCAATGAATTATAGCATGGAAGTAATAACATTATTGATTATAAACATGAATAAGATATGGAAATTGTAGAAAATGTTTTGAGTCAAGAGCAAATTGACGAGTTAAGACGGTACGAAACCGCAAAAGAGTTTATGTCGGTAATTATGGGCAGAGCAAATTTTGACCCCATAAATGCACCGATTATGTGTTGCAGCTGTTCGGGTGAGAAAATCAATCCGTATAGTTATATTGCTACGATAAGCGTACAAGCAGCCGATGCTCTATTAGAAGCGTTAAAAGGGAAAGGAGAAACGGATGAAGTTCGAGAGCAAGTTTGACATAGGCGAAACAGTCTATTATTGGAGCGTTGAAAAAGTAAAAATACTATTTGGTAGGATAGAAGCAATATCATTATATCAAGCAGAAGATAAAGAGCCAGTCTGGCGTTACTCCATGCATCATATAGACCCAAAGAAGTATCAACCTATATTGATAAGGGAGCAGGTGCCCGAGCACCTTGTATTCCGAAAGAGGGATGACGTATTTGATTTTTGTATGAAATTGACGGAGGGTATATGATAAAGAACGAAAGACATTCGCATGCTGCTAAGATGTTAGCAAGGGCAAGAGAATTATACAAAGTGTACCAAAATAATTTGGAATTAGCAAAGTACAATCTTCAGGTATCAAGGTTTGACCCTTATGATAGATATTCTTTCCATTACAAATGCGAGATTAAAAATTGTAAGTATATGATAAATCAACTCCAAAAGGAGATACGGGAATGGAAACAAGAAATATACAAAGCGCAGGCAGAGTATCATAAGGCTTTCGGTAGGGATTATCTTATGGAGAATTTGCTCAAAGTCATTGCCGCAAAACTTATAATGATAGAAGAAAAACTAAACACTTTGCCTTTGAATTTGTAGTATGGCTTGGAAAGATGAGCCTGTTGAAATTTGTTAAATTATATTGCGCTTCAGCGAAGAAATAAGCTAAAATAATGAATTAGCAATAAATCTTTGCCGAAGCGCAATTATAATATAACAAAGAAATATTGTAAAACAAAATAGTATATTATGAGTGATAGTAAAATGATTGAAATCCCAGAGGGAGTTGTGGATATAAAAGAATACAAGAAAATGCTTGCCTTGTCAAAACACCCAATTCTCAAGAATACAATTTACATTGCCTCAGATGGTAGTGAAATAAACATTGGGATGTTGCCGCATAGGTTAAAGAAGCATATTGAGCATCTGTCTCTCAAGGAGCAGGAGGACATATATGAGCTCAAACGTAGGTATAATGTCTTGCGTGGTAAGATAAGTGCTGCTAAAGCAAAAGCCTATGGAAGAGCTGGTATGTATGGCGGCAAAAATAGAGAGGAAGTGATGAAGTACAGCCTAAGCCCATTTGAGGAAGATATAGTGGAATTGCTTGGACGTATGTTTACCATTGCCGAAGTCGTAAGGATAATGGGTGAGGATAACGGTATTGTTGTTTCAGAGGATGAGGTCAAGGATGTTCTCAAAAAACATATCGTGGAGATTGAGAGAAAGCGTGAAGAGTTCCGCAACAAAGTAACCGATGTCCGTCTTTATAACAAACGTCCAAGACTTGAAGAGCTTGCTTGGATGTATTCTAAGATGAAAGCCCGATATGTTGCGCTGAACGGTATTGATGCTTACAATTCTATGTTGCGCACTCTTGAGCAAATTCGTAAGGAAGCTGAAGGTGATATAATAAACATCAACGGTGTCTTGGATGTTAACATAGAAGTAAAAATACAAAACCATATACAAAAGGAGATTTTGCGCACCATAAATCTCAAAGAGATTATCTTGGGACGTGTAGCAGCAAGAATGAATTATGACCCAAAGAAGCTGATTGCTGGGTTGCATAATTCGTACTATGCGAAGTTTGTAGATATATCGGGAGAGTTTGACCCTGATGCGGAAATGGATTATCCATCCAGCTCAGCCTACGATTTTACTGCTATTGAGCGGCAAAGTAATCATGACGTAGTAGATGTTACTCCAGAGCCTATCACGGAAGAGCAAAGCAGTACGGCACAGAATATCAAAGATTTGTTCTTGGCTAAGATACGGAAGCAGCGTCAGGCGATGGAAGCACGCAATGCTGGATTTGACGCTGATGCGGAAAGAAAGCGTCCAACCGCTACGGAAGAAGAACAACCGATTGACCGAAAGCAGTTTGGACCAGGACATTACAAAGATAGCATACCGCCATCGCAAAGGAAGTGGAACAAGGGTTTGGGGTATGATTACAAAACTCCAAGACACAAGGGTGAGCAACCGAAAAGAAAGAATAACAAAAAGGAATAAAGAGTATGAACGTACAAGAGTTTATTGAGAAGAATTTGTCAAATGCTAAGTTTGACCGAGATTTCAACCGTTATCTTTATTTGAAGGAACGGCTGGAGAAGCAAAAAGACATTATGTCTTCTGAGGAAGGCAGTGAGATATTTAATGAGTTCCTTGCTTTGAAAGATAAGCTGTTTGACCTTGCTATGCACCGTTTCTTGCGACACCGAGAAATAGAGGATAGCAGGAATATAGATAAGTAGCACTTTGTACTTTGCATTGATAAGGCTCTGGGCTGTGAAGTTCGGAGCTTTATTTTTGTTCATTCTTCACAGTTTTCCACACTCTTTTGCTTAACAAGAGTTAAAAATTGCCCAAAATTAAACTTTTTGGTAAAATTTCTTGCTAAAAATTTTGCCGTTTCGCAAAAAGTCCGTACCTTCGTAGTGTAATTAAAACAATAACGATTAAAAACAACAAAGATATGGCAACAATAAAACTTACAAACAACGAAAAGAGCGTATTGGTAGCAATCGTAGCAAATGCTAAACAAGTAGGAGATAACGGAGTTGAGTTCATTCTTGAAGATGTAGCAAAAGAAATGGGCAAGAACATTCGTAGTATCTCAGCAACAGCTGGAAGTCTTGCTAAGAAAGGAATGTTATTGACCGCTAATGGCGAAAGCTATTTTGACGGAGTAGTAACCGAAGCTGGACTTCATGAAGTAGAAGAAAGCGACAAAGTTAATCAAGAAGTAAACAATAACAAAAATCAAGACAATATGGAAGATAAGAATTTTGATGCTCCAGCAATGGACGAAAGAATTGTAAAGCTCAACGAGCTGAAGAGTGTTAAGATGGCAGCTTTGTCGAAGTCTAAAAGACCTGCTGCGAAGGCAAACAAAACCGCTGCTCAATTCGTACTTGAGCGTTGGGACGATGAGGAAGAGCTGAAGAGATTTATCAGCGATGAATCAATGAAAGTAGAATGCTATGAAGTTTGGTGCATTGCGGATAGCCGATATAAGCAGCTCAGTTACCGTCCAGAGGAAGCTCCGAAAGTGTACAAAGACGTTAATGGCGTTGAAATTAAAGCAGGATGCCGTGTTAAGGATTTGTCGGCTGACGGAGAAGAAACCGAAGTATTTGAAGATGAAGGCAAACTTGCGGTAAATGTAGATGGTACGACAGTATATCTCAGCGAGATTGAAACCGATAAGATGTTAGAGGTAGTTACAAACAAAAAGCAAGCACCGAAAGAAAAGAAAGCGGATAAATCGAAGAAGGATGTTCATCCGAAAGAAAAGGCAGCTAAAACTGCCCGCAAAGTGGGTGACGTTCACCCGAAGCACCCGACATGGGTATGGACGGAGTATGCGCCAGGAAAGTTTGATTGGCGTACCAATCCGAAAGATAAGAAGCAGGGTCAGCGTACCGATATGGCGGACAAAAAGGAGAATAAGCAGCCGAAGTCCAAAGCAGCCGAAAAGAAGGCTGCTAAGGGCAAGGAAGCAAAGCAGGAAGCTCCGAAGAAAGCAGAGAAACCTATTTATACAATTGACGAGTGGGTTGCTTTGCCTACCAAGCCGACAACCGTCAAAAGCAAAATGTCGGAAGCTCAGAAAGAAGCGTTCAAGCTCATCAACAAGGGTTATCGGATAACGGCTGATAAGAAGTTCTTTCAGAATGCTGAAGGTGATAACAAAGCATGTAATTGGGCATCCGTTGAGGCTATGCTGAAGCGTTATGGCATAGATTACGTGCCTATGGGGTTGATTAAAGAAGACAAATAATATGTACGTAGTTTTAGATTTGCATTATACAAAAGAAGAGGGTCAAGAATGTTTCCAAGGAACATACGAAGAATGTGAGAATTTTATTCAAGACCAGGTGAGTTGTTATTTTATGTATAAAATCGTATATGAAGACAAAAGAAGCAAAGCAAAAGGAATTGGCTATTGACGTAGCTTTGGAGATAGTTTTGGGTTGTGACCGCTTTGACCGTACAGACCTAAGAGAGATTATTGACCAAGAAGGGTTTGACGTAGAAGAAATGAAGCAACAGACCAAAGACTATATCAAATAGAATTTTCAAAGCAAAGACGAAAGCGGACATGTTGCCCCAACGGACTTTATTGAAGAACAATTAGCATATTGGTATGAGCCATGGAAGTAAAGGGAAATCAAATCATCAAGGAGTTGCGCTGGTTATCAGAGAAGATGTTTGGTAAGCAAAAGGCATACTATGATAGAATGTTAGCTGACGCAACTCCTATTCGGATAGCTCCTTTGTCGGAAGTATTTGACGAAGAAACAATCAAGCTCATAAAGACTCAAATCAGACCTGAGCCGAAACTCTGTTTCAAGAATGCTACGCTGCTTTGTACTATGTTTCCTGACCGTGTCAAATACGTTGAGGGTAAGTTTACTGTGGCTCATACGATAAGCACGGAGCATGCTTGGAATAAAGTCGGAGATAAGTACATTGATATTACTATGGAGATAGCGTTGGAGTGCAATCCAGCCGAAGAAGAATACATTGCTTTGGGAGAATATGATGAAAGCGAGATTTTGCCGTATTTGTTTGAAAGCAAGGTTTACGGAGGTATATATGAACAAAAATTTTTAGAAGATTATGGCAAAGATTTATCGAACAAACGGTGACGCGGAAAACGTAGAGCCGAAGAATGGAACGGACTTTCAGTTGGAAGAGCTTTCGGCAATCGTAGGAGGTTACATTGAGTGCTTGAACTTCACGGACGGGAGTTTGCTTGTTTATAACGAAGAAGGCAAACTAATGAACCTGCCCTACAATGAAAGAGCTACGGACTTGGTAAGAAAGAACGGATACAATGATTACATTGTTGGCGATGTACTAATTTGTAAGACTGGGGAGGAAGTGATGAAAATAGTTTATCTTGATATAATGTTAGGCGGTTTATTTGTAGCTCAACTGCCGTACAAAGTCAATCCGATATTTCCAGCAACCGATAAGGAGCTGCGTGAATATGTCGTTTCCAAACGTCCAACGCTACGAAACAAAAAGTTTGTTATAGCATTTTCTAACAATCGTGTAATATGAGCAAAAGATTATCGAAGTACGAAGCAGCAAGGATTTGTAATGCTATCTTATGCCTTGCCTTACTCATCATAATAATGAGAGCAGCGTACAACACTTGGAGTATGTATGGGCAATATACTCTGTATAGCTTTCTTGTATCCTTATTTATTCACGGTACGCTCAGCGGTATGATTTACTTTGGTATTGACTACCTGCTTCGTAAATTTATGACGAAAGATGTTTGATTTTAATAAACAATTCAATTTCTCAGAAGCTGACCGTGATATGACGGATGCTTTGTTTGGTATATTTTCATGAACCAACAAGCAAGAAAGCGTAATGAGGCTTGGGTTCAGACGAAACCTAATCAAAGAAGTGAACAAGGACAAAAACGTATAAATATGTTAAAAGAACAAGCAGAAGACATAGAATATGAAGAGCTTTGTGATTGATATAACAGCAGCCAGTTATAATGGTTTGGGAATAGTTGGGAGAAGGATAATCACTGAACAATTCCCAAACCGAAAGGAAGCAATGAAATGTTTGTGCAAAAATTACTATCATATCAAAATAAACAAAATAACGGAAATGAAAAATTACATTGTTAAATTCTTTGGAAGTAAGAATAGACGTGAACAAATCAAACAAGTTAAAAACATGATTGTACAAGCCTCAAGAGCTACGGAAGTTGAAGACATCTTGAGACACAAGTATGGATATGAAGTTATCAATGGTTTGAAAATAAGAGAATGTGAGCAAAATGAGAACGAATGATTTTTTTAAGATTACACTTGCTGCCTTGTTTATCATAACAATACTGGGTTGTGTAATTATGGGAATAATTCAGGAGTGTAGCAGAAGCAGCATTTATAGCACTCCTAAGAGAATTATAAAACGTGAACGAATATCTGAAAGCTCCGATAACGAAATATGGCGTACAAGCACGTATCAGCTTGTTACAGTGGAATATGATACGATACCTAAGAAAACCAGCTGGGATACAGCGCATGAATTACCAAGATGAAGAAAGCTATATTGATATTTGTATTATCGGCATTTGCTATGATTGCCGTAGGTCAGGAGCCTTTGTTTAAGAAGTCAAGCAACAGCGTATCATCAAAGTGCATAAAAGGAAAGATTTATACAACTTATGAATACTTTGATTATTACTTTTATTCAGGCAAGACTATTGTCAAAAGTATTAAGTTTAAGAAAGCTGACCTGAACGACTACTTCAACCCAGAGGAAGCAGATTGGAACGCTACGGAGTTGTATGATGAAGATATTGAGTATTTGCGTAGTAAGAATGTAGAGCATTGCGATACCGTTGTGCAAGGAAAGCGGTTTGTTGGTTGGTACGTTGTTATCCGAGATACCAAGACGGAGAAGAATTCAATCACTCACAAACCTAAGAAGAAATCACCGCAAACAAGTTCTTATATGCGTGAAATTTAGCAATAATAGTTAAAAGCAAGAGATTTACCAAAAATTTCTTGCTTTTTATTTTTCTATTTCCGTAAAAGTTCGTACCTTCGCTAACAGAAACAATAACAAATTAAACATTATCAAACATATGAAAACGATGATTTACACTTTGGAAATGGACCATATTCAACTCATACACGGTTCAAACATAACTACAGTAGAAGTAGAAGCAACAAGTTGGAATGAAGCTATGATTAAGGCTTTACAAATGGATGAATACAAAGATGTTTCTGTGAACTCTATACAAGCAATTTCTGTTAAAAACAAATAATAAGCATATGAAAGTAGTAAACTTGAGCAAACAGGAAACAAAGGATTTGTTAGCATTGATAAACAACTCCGATAACGAGTGCTATGATAGCATTGCAAAGAAACTGACCCGTGAGCCTTTGTATTTGACCGTACTAAAATCCGTTGACGGTCGTTTCGGGAAGCGAGTATTGAAACCTCAGTATCGTAGATGGTGGAGAGTGATGACCTATGGAGCGTTGGCGTTTCTGTTCTTCAGATTTGTCATGTGTCCGTTCTTTGCTTGGTGGGATAAGGTAGTGGCATTCTTGAACTATGTAATTTGGGGATAATGGAACTGATAAGATTTATATTTCAATCCGTATGGCACTTCATAGGCACGGTCATTCTTTTTGTGCGTTGTCTTTGAGGGGATAGCGGATATTATCAAAAGCATAAAGAATAAGTAATATGAAAGAAAGACAAGATTACAAGCACCCGTCATTTGGGATGCTGAGCATAAGCCGCATTCACGGTCAGTCGGGGTATCTTTTCGGCACCGAGATACAAGCTGACAATTTCATAGAATTGACGTTGTCAAATGCGAGTTTGGAAAGGGATTTGACTAATGATTGGTTTCATCAAGGCAAAACATTATTCCGAGTTAAGATGTCTCCCAATCAATTTGCGGAGCTAATGGCCAATCTGAATACAAGCCCTGGTGTTCCAGTAACTATTGAGGAAGTTTGCGGAGAAAGGATTGAGCAATGCTCTGATATGGAGAGCAAGAAAGACTACACTCATAGAATGTTCCGTCAGAGAATGGCAAATTGGATTGCTGACATAAATAAGCGTTCCAAAGAAGCGGAAAGAATTATCAACAAGAAAACGCTTACAAAGTATTGGCCAAGATACGATGGCAGATACACATACAAGAAATGTTCTTGATGAAAGCAGGCAGGATACAGAGCCTGAAGCCCAAAGATAAGGAAATGATAATAAAAGACGTTTGCTGGGTTGACGACACTCTTGCTGGACAAGTACAATATGCCCAAAGAAGAAGGGAGAAGCTGATAAGAGCCTACGAGCGTATAATGAAGAAGCATATTAGAAAGTGATATTAACACATTTACAAGTTTGCTCCTGTGTTCCAGTCTAAGAAGTAGTTAAAGACTTCGGATGAATAGCGATGGGCACAGGAGCAATCATTATTTTATTGGGTCAATTATTTGCTAATAGGGGATTGGTTTACAGGGGTTAAGTGCGCGTGAGCGTACCCGTATATGCGTGCGTATATACATGACAAATTCAACAAATATAAACTGATGTACTTTGTAAGGAAAGGGGTGCGGGGAAAACCATTACTTTGGTACATAAGGGGTATGCCATCAAAGTTATTCTTTCCAGTAATCAAAATTTCAAATATATGAACATAATCAAGAGATTTGCCCGTTGGGTGTTAAGAGAAGATTGGGCAATTGCGAGTGCTCGCATAAGAACACTTCAGAATGATTTGAGAGAAAAAAACGAGAAGATTGATAATTTACAACATCAATTAAATGATTGGAGGATTAAGATGAATTTGAATGAAAGTTCTATATTGCCTCAATCAGCAGTAAAGAGTGTAATTGATTGTTTGCCCAATCCTAATGATGCTGCTATTGGTAAATTAAGCGCAAGAAAGTCTGATATTTATTTTTCTCATGTTGTAAGAGGGATAAATGTAAAACATCTTGTAAGGTTGGAAAAATTTTATTCTATCAACGATGTTATACACGCTCAAGTTAAAATTCACGATTTGAATATCAGTATAACATTGTCTTTGAAAAGGCATAAGTTAAATTACACTATGCTTGGCGTTAATAGTGAAGTGGAAACTTACTATTGGGATTTCAATTTTTCAAATATCAAAATTATTTCTGACGATGTGTTTGATTTAATTTCAGAGTTTATAGTAGCACAACAAAATGTTTTAACGGAATTATGATGAAATTAAAAATCAACAAAGAAGCAAAGGATAGCTTTGAGAAAATGCTCAAAAGTTTTCCGTTCACCGAAAGGTACAAGAGTTTGATAGAAAAGGAGTTGAATTGTCCTTGGGAAGAAGTAGTTTGCGTAGGCGTTCATCCAGACAATGAAAAGAGTGATGAGGAAGGATGGAATATTAACTCTTTCTTTCCAAGAGGCGTACAACCGCATACAGAACTTATAAGCAAAGATTATCATACAGAGGATTTCACCTTTGGGCAAGTAATCAGGTTAAAGCAAGGCGATGCTTCATTTGTAGCAGACGAAAATGCAAGCCCGTGGACAGTTTATGCTAATCCTAAACAAATACAGATATTATGAAAGTGAGACAAAGCCAAATACCTGAGGACAGCGGAAAGAAGCAAGACGCTATCCCAGCGGACGATGAGCACAAACGTCTTAAAAAGACCGTCATCAGTTTTCAAGAAGAAGGCATTGTAATATCGGCATATGACCTACACACCATTGAAAAAGATATGAGGTTTGTGGAAAAGCCGAAAGCCCATTGGGAATGGGGTATTGCTATAAACAAAGGACTTGAATCAGGTCAATTTGTGAAAAAAGCCGATATTTATATGTGGTATAACAGTGAAGAAGTGCGTGACGAGAAATACGAGAGGATGCTGAAATTACTGGAATCAGAGGGTTTGAACATCATAGAAGTTTAGAAAGCAAGTATAATATCGTCATAAATTGTTAAATTTTTAATTGTAAAACAAAATGAATAAGTATGATTTAGTGTCAGCAGTAGCCGAAAAGACTGGGCTGACAAAGAACGATGTTAACAAAGTGATTGATGCTATCCAGCCTGTAATCATTGAAGAGTGCGTTGATAAAGGTGGAGAGGTGAATTTGCCGCAGCTTGGTAAGTTCAAGCAGAAGGTTAATCCTGCCCGCAAAGGTATCAATCCGTTGACTAAGAAGCCTATGGATGTGCCCGAAAGCCATACTTTGCGCTTTCAGCCGTCATCTTCACTCAGGAAAGTTGTTGAGCCGAAGAAAGCAGCTGCCAAGAAAGGTAAGAAATAACCACATTTCTCCATGATGAAAATGAATACGGAGTTTGTCGCTTGACAACTCCGTTTCTTTTTCTACAAAGTTTACAATAAAAATTTGACAATGATATGAAAGCGATAACGAGCAAAGAAAAGTTACCAAAGTTTCTTATGGTGAACGATATTCCTGAGAAGCGTTCTTGGAACAAACATCTTCTCAAGCCCTACAAAAAGGAGAGATTGTAAAAGTTCTTGATGAAGAATCAGATTTGCAGTTCAAGAGAGGTTATCAGAAAGCTATGGAGCAGTTCAAGAACGGTGTTTGCGTAGCCGTAGTTCATCACCATGAAGAGGGAACGTAGAGTGATGGCGAGCAGAAGCCTGAGGCACCGAGCAATGATGAGAAGCCCGAAGGTGGGGAGAATAAGGACAACGCTGAGCAAACTGAAGGCAAATGATTTTTCTCGCAAAGGTAATACTGATAATTGCGCTCCTTGTTCGTGGTGCCTATAACATGAAGAAGGGTCAGCCTTTAAGCAATCATAGCACTTCTGTTTCAGAGGTTGATAGCGATGAGAGACATTGTCGTGAAGCGGATTATCAGCAACCCGATATTTTAGATGTTAACAAGGCATTCATCTGCGACCAGTTGATGCTACATTTATATGCTCTGTATTAGGTGCTCAAATGTTATATTAAGTAATAGGCAATAGAGAATTTACATATATTAGAACACAAACTTGTTATCCTGCCCCTAATGAAGCTGATTCATAAGCGGATTTAGGGGCAATTCTTTTGGAACAAAGTTCTATAAATAGAGAAAAATCAACATATATGATAAAGAGTAATTACATAGTATTTGATACAGAAACTGGAGGTTTGGACGAAACGAAAAACCCAATCACTCAGTATGCTGCTGTAGTTCTTGACGGACGTACTTTGAAAGAAATAGACCGTTGGGAAACATTCGTTAAGCCGTATGGAGATTTAGTGATTGAAAAAGATGCGCTTGACCATACGATGGTTTCAATGTCCGATATAAACAAGGGGTTGAAAGTAAAGGATTTTGTTGCTACGGTCAAGGAGTTTTGGGAAACTCATAGGGCAAAATCAAAACGTAAGGAAATGGGACGGTTGGTTCCAGTAGGTCATAATATACCGTTTGATAACCGTTTCTTGAATTTTGCTTTGAATTTTTGCGGAGAAAGCAATGATATTAGTGAGTGGATGTATCCTAACTTTATTGATACATTTCCTATTGCTAAATTAGCTTTCGGAGTATCGGGTGATGAAAAGATAAATTTGGGAGCTTGTTGCGAACGTGCTAAGATTAAGCTCACCGATGCTCACGGTGCTATGAATGACGTAGAAGCTACAGCAGACCTTTTGCGTTGGTTTATGAAGAAGTTAAGAGCTAAGAAAGGAGAAGGAGCTGGGGATGACGTTTCTTCAGGTCGTGCGAGAGGTAGCGAGTTCTTTGAATTCAAATGTGCAGCAAAATGAGTTATCAAACATTTCAATTAGCACAGCAATTAGAAGAAGCGTTCAACAGCGTTGGTTCTTCCATGATGTCCGTGAACTTTGCAGCCAAGCTCCTTGCTTATGTGTATGTTCGTGGTGGAGGCAATGAAGCCGTGACAATGCACGAAGGATTGAATGCCGGCATAGCCATAGCTCAACAGAAATTCAATATCAAAGGTGGTGAGCGTCCAGACTATAAAGGGATTGCTTGTATAAGAGCTTTCATCAATGAGCTTGAACGCAAGGGTGATGATACACCTTGGTTGAAAGACATATATCGTAGGTACAACTTGAAATAGACAGTTATTATAAACATAAATTGAAAATTTTAATCGTATGACTGAACAATTGAACAATGAAGCTCCGAAGCGTAAACGGAGAACAAAAGCAGAAATGGAAGCTGCCCGTGCCGCAGGTGAAGCTCCTGCTAAGAGAGTGAAGAAAGATACTGGTGAAGATAAGAAAGGCGATGAGCAAGCACCGAAGGCACCTGAAACTCATGCGGTGAAGCCTAAGCTGAAGCCCGAACAGTCCGTACTTATTATGGCGTGTCTTGAACCTCAGGTTGCTCAAAAGGCAATGGCTGCTGCTAAGGAAAGAGGTGTTGAAGTAGTTATTCTTGAGGATAAGGTCATTCATGACTATTTGGACATGAAGACTAAGAAGCCTGAGAGTTTAGGTGAGTTCTTGAGCAATACTTCCAACCGTCTTCAAGCAGAGCAAAACCGTACCAAACTTTGGATGATAGTTACAGGCGGTGCTCCAGTAGAACAAGCAACAACGAGAATTATCACCGAAACGGAGGTTGTGAAGAAGACAACGTTGTCTCATAATCAAGCAAAGGCTATGTTCAATCTTTTGAGAGCTTTCGGATTGTTGAGATTCACGAAAGGAACTCATGAGTTTGTTTTGAACTTCGATAAAAACGATTGTCATAAAACTATCGAAACGGAAGTATTGAGTATGGCGGAAGTTATGAACAATGACATCTTGCGTTTCAAGAACAGTATTGAATCAGATACCAGTTTATCGGAAGAACAAAAGAAACAGAAATATGATGAATTCAAGAACAGCGTTTGTGAGTCGCTGCGCTTTTAGTAGTTTTGTTTTTATTTAGCTGAGGCTGACGGATTGCTCCGTCAGCTTTTGTCGCATATAGGAGGATTATGTTTGATTTAGATACAATAGAGCAAAAAGATAAGAAGCTGGTAAGCCTTCTTCAGTCACCAACGCATCAATTAGAATGTCTTTCAATAGTTGACGAGATAATTGATGGCATGGATGATAAAGGCATATTGGAGCTTATGTCAGGTTCAGGCGGTGACTTGGATTATGTATTGGACGGTTTGCTGCAAGATACATTTCAAGTTATGTACACGGGCAATCCTCATATTGACTTTGCTCCGAGATATACGGATAGGCTGTCTCAATCGGTAGAAGAAATATTGAGGTGCAAGAATTTGACATATTTCATAACTTCGGTAATGCCAGATTTTCAGTTGTCTTGGCATCATTTGGAATGGGGAGATTTGGTTCACCGCTATAAAAAGTTGTGCATAGAAGCTGCCCGTGACCACGGAAAGTCTTACTATTTCTCCAATGCTTATGCTGCTTGGCAATTGTATAAGTATGCTAAACCAAAAGGCACTCAATTTTCGGCAAGACCTACGAAGTCAAACTCAAACCGTGGATATTTGTTCAGTTTCTCTTTGCAACAATCCGTTGACCTCATGGAGATATTGAAGAACACTATTGAGGGAAATGATATATTGAAAGAACGTCTGTACCCTGATTCCAAAGACAAGAGCGGAGCTTGGGCAAGTACGAATATAGTATGTAGAAACGGAGCGAGATTGACGTGTAAGGGATTTGGGTCATCAGTACGTGGTGCTCACCCTTATTGGATAGTAGTAGATGATGGACTGAAAGATAACGTCATCTACAGTCAATTACAAAGGCAGAAAAGCATTGATTATTTCCATTCGGTAATTATGAACATGCTTGTCCCAGGTGGTCAAATAATTGTAGTGGGTACTCCTTTCCACGCTTCAGATTTATACGGAGATTTGAAAAGTAAGAGCATACATGCTACTGGTAACAAGAAAGGATGGTTTGTAATTGAATATCCTGCTATCTTTCCTGACGGTCGCATTCTTTGGCCACAGCGTTGGAGTTTCTTTGACCTTATGGACAAGAAAGCTACGCAAGGAAACATCATCTTCAGTAGGGAAAATCTTTGTCGTCCAATCACCAACGAAAGTTCTATCTTTCCGCTCAAGGTTTTGGAGCGTTCTTTGGTACGCATGGAGAATTATGTTCTTGTGCGTAACAGGGATGACTTTCCGATTAAGTTCAACAAAGTTGTTGTCGGATGTGACTTTGCTATTTCTGCTAATGTTGGTACAGACTACACTGTGTTTACGGTTTGGGGTGTTGACGATGAAACTGGAGAGCGTTGGTTGCTGCATTTTTATCGGGATAAGGGAAAGACTTTCCACGAGCAGATGCAAGTATTGAAAGGCATAAATGTGAGATTCAGACCTGATACAATGATTTTGGAACAAAACACGTTCCAACAGATATTCGTACAAGAAAGCGATAAGCAGGGATTGCCAGTTATAGGACATACCACTGGCATAGATAAGTACGATTTGAAGACAGGATGGCCAGGACTTGCTATTGATTTTGAGCGTGGTAAAATACATATACCAATTGGAGATAAGTATTCACAAGACGTAAAAGACCTTATTTTCTCAGACCTTGGTTCGGTAGCATTTACCGATAAGGGATTGGAGAGTGTAGGAGAGCATGATGATATCAGTTCTTCTTTCTGGCTTGCTAAGTTAGGAGCTAATTTGATTACCACAGGATTCAAATACACTTTCCTGGGTTAAGACAGAGTTAAGTTAAAAGTAACATAAATTCATTTTAACGTATGAAAAAAAGACAAGTAAACATTATCCTGAAAGGATATGGAAAATTGCCCGTATATGCTACGGAGCATGCTGCGGGAGCAGACTTGTATTCTGCTAATGCCGCTAACATTATCATTTATCCTAATGAGCGCAAACTCATTCCTACTGGCGTTTATATGGAATTGCCTGAGGATGCTGAAGGTTGCATAAGACCGAGAAGCGGATTGAGCTTGAAGAAAGGACTTGTAGCAATAATAGGAACAATTGATGCCGATTATCAAGGAGAAGTTGGTATCATTCTCCATAATACGAGCGATATGGCTTGGACTATTGATCGTGGAGAACGTCTTGCTCAGATAGTATTCAATGGCGATGGAGGTTTGTTCCAAGCTGAATGGAACAGGGTTTCAGAATTCACCCGAAGTAGCGAAAGAGCCGATGGTGGTTTTGGTCACACAGGAGTGAAGTAATATGAAAAGTTTTGCACTTAAAAAGCCTTTGACCAAAAATCAGGTAGATGATTTGACAGAAGCGTTGGTGAATACCATGCGCTATTCTGACCCAAATGTTGAATATCCGAGTTTTGACAAGGCTAAGAGTGATGATGGGGTAATAGCTGAATGGTTTTACCCCATTTTCAATGGTACAAATGATTTCTCCGAGCTTACTGCTATCCATATGTACGTTACTCAGGAAGCTACATTTGAAGAAGTAGGAGAGTTGCTATTGGGCATTGCTCTGACTGAAATGAAACACTATGATAAATTGGCTGACTTTATTCGTAAGATAGGCGGTAAGATTGACCAGCGTTTCAACAATTCGGGAGTAATGGTTGGTAAGACTTCGGAAGAAGCTATAAAGATTGCTATTGCGGCAGAAGAGAAAACAATTGACTTCTACGAAAAGTTGCAAGAGAAGTTGATAAAACTTGAGGAAACAACGACAATTCGTATAGCGATGCAGTTGATTGCTAAGTTATTGGCGGATGAAGTTGTGCATTTGAAATTATTGAAAGAACAAATAAAGGAAGATTAACAATGAAAAAAGACGGTATTGATTTGTTAGCTGATTATGTATTCCTTTCAAAGTATTCTCAACGTAATTCAGACGGTAGGCTGGAGCATTGGCATGAAACAATTGAACGTATTTATGCTATGCACGAAGTCAAGTTGAACAAACTTGGACTTTGGAATATCGGGGTACAAGAAATGATACATAAGGCTATGGCGATGGAGAATGACAAGAAAATTCTTTCATCGCAGCGAGGAAGACAGTTTGCGTCACCAGTAGAAACGAGCGGTATTTTGAAGCATGAGACAAAACTTTACAATTGCTGTTCTACCTATATAGACCGTATCGAAGCATTCAGTGAAATAATGTATCTTCTACTTTGCGGATGTGGCGTGGGATATTCCTTGCATAAGGAGTATATTGATAAATTACCAGTGGTTAAGAAGAAAACAGATGAATGGGTTTTCTACAAAGTGGAAGACAGCATTGAGGGTTGGGCTAATTCCATAAAATGGTTAATGGAGAATATGTTTGAGGGTAGAGATACCCGCATGGATTTCACCGCCATTCGCCCAGAGGGAGCTTTGATTGACGGAAAGTTTGTAGCACCTGGCCCTGAGCCTTTGATAAAAGCTCATAAAAATATCAGAAAGGTAATGCTTGGCGCTCAAGGACGAAAACTCACCAGCATTGAAATTCATGATATTATTTGTTTCATAGCGGATAGCGTTGTGAGCGGTGGAGTAAGACGTTCTGCTATGATTGCTTTGTTTGATAAGGATGATGATTTGATGCTCCGAGCTAAGACAGGAAGCTGGTGGACAGAAAATCCTCAAAGAGCTATGGCGAATAACTCTATTCTTACAAGCGTCAAAGACCGTTTGTCATACAAAGAAATGAAAGAAAAGCTGCAAGTGATACGGCAATTCGGAGAGCCAGGTGTGGTAAATGTTGCTGATTACAGTTACACGGTCAATCCTTGCGGCGAAATAGTAATGAAACCGAGCATTGACGGCAAGAGCGGTTTTGCTTTTTGCAATCTTGTTGAGATAAATGCTGAGAGAGTAAAGACGGAAAAGGAATTTTATGAAGCATGTGAGGTTGCTTCATTTGTCGCTACACTTCAATCACTTTATACTGACTTCAAATATCTATCCGCTGCATCACGAGAGATAGCTGAGCGTGATAGAGCTATCGGAGTAAGCATTACAGGCATATATGCCAATCCTATTCTTCAGGGTGAAGTCCTAAAAGCAGGTGCTAAGATAGTGGCAGAAACAAACGCCAAATGGGCAGAAGCGTTTGTAATAAATCGAAGCCGTACTTGTACTACAATTAAGCCGAGCGGAAATGCTTCATCAATTCTTGGCTTATATTGTAGCGGCATTCATCCAGCTCATGCTACTAAGTATTTGCGTCGTGTTCGTATCAAGACTTACAGCCTAGAGTTCATTGCTTTGAAGGACACTCCTATGGTCAAAGTACTGAGAGGTGATGAGGCTGTCATCAGCTTTCCTATCGAAGTAAAGAGTGGATGGATTGTTTGCAAAGATAGTGTATCAGCCGTTGAGCATTTGAAGTTCATTGGTATGGTTAAGCACTATTGGATTAACAAGGGTAGCATTGAGAAGAAAGCAATATCAAACAATATATCCGCTACGGTAGAAGTTCGGGATGATGAATGGGATGAAGTAGCAGCGGTATTGTTTACCAATGACTATTTGTTCACTGGAGTAAGTTTGTTGCCTAAATTGGGTGACCAAATATACGACAATGCACCATTCCAACGTTTATCTTCAAAAGAGGTTAAGAAAGAATTCAATGATATCAAACAGTATCTTGAAGTCAATGAAGTAGATTTCAACGTTATTATGAGTAACCGAGATAACATTTATTCAGGCGATATGGTTGCTGTTGGATGTTCAGGAGGTTCATGTGAGTTAAAATAATGGAATCAGAAAAGTTTATATTAAGTGTTCTCAAGAAAATCGAAAGTTTGAAAGATGGCGTTATTGCGTATGCCTACAAGACAGGCAATGCTACAATGACGCATACTTGGTGGGAAGTCTCTGTCTCAGACTTCGACTTGTATATGAACGACAAGCGTTTCAAAAATCTATCTAACGCATGGCATAAAGCCGCAATCGTCCATAATGTTAGGCTTGTGTTCGTATGCGGTTGGGTGCCTACTGAGGAACGACTTTCAAAACTTGCGGATGAGGATAATTTGATATTGAACATCTGATTCCTTTTTCACAAATAAAAAAACTACGCTTTTACAGCGTAGTTTTTTTTTTATGTTCAAGTATGAAGGTGAAAAACTCATATAAATATGAAAAATTTATATATAGATAAGAATTCAAGAGCGGTTCAATGCTCTGTTGTTGGATATGGTAAGAATTTTTCAACTGGAGAAATCACTGACAATGAAATTCATGGTTTCATCAGAATGAAAAATATAGGGGAAGACATGGCTATATTCAGATATGCTAATTATAAAGAAAGTGACGGCATATATTTATCTCCAGGTGAAACTGAATATTTCTTTGTTGAATCTGAGCAAAACATTGAAATAATTCAGGGAACAATCAATATTATGTATTGATATGATTTTTGGTTTTAGATTTGGAAAGTTAGGTAATACAACTGACAATTTGTCGGTTAAGCCCATTTCATTTGACAATTCTACAATAATAGTTAAAGACCAATACGGTAATTCAGTTGCTGGAGTTAAAGTAGAAATTTCAAATGGAACGAGTGTTTTCATATCTTATACTGATGAAAACGGTAATGTTGAATTAAAAGGTAAATATGGCAATGTATATGTTTTAACTATTAGTGGCGAAAACATTGAAACAAAAATCATATACGATTGGGTTTTTCAAGACAACTATGAAATACAAGTGGATGAAAAACCGTATTTAGAAGTCAAGCCTGAATACATTTGGTTGACACGTGGTAATAATTACACCGATAGGGTAGATGTTATGTCTAACGTATATTGGTTTATTCAATAACTTTTAATCATTTTATTTATGGCAACAAAACCATCATGGCTAACAACCAACCCTGCTTCTGGCGGCAGCGGTAATGGAGCCATTCAAAACAGCGCCAGTGAACACACAGGTCGTGTGGCAAGAACGGGAACGGTTACTGTAACAGCAACTGGGTTGGTAACTCCTAAGACTTACAAAGTCACTCAAACTCCAAAGGCTGAGTTTGTCAGCTTCAATGACGGAGCGGAAATGGCAGCAGGTAAGGCGGGTGGAGCTTTAACAATCCAAGGTAAGAGTAACTCAGCCAAACTTACTTTCTCTTGGGTAGGTTCAGTTGAAGACGTTGAAATTCCAGAGAGTTATCAAGCGAATGGTTCTTCGACAAATAACGGAGAAAATATTGACGGTGACCCTGGTGCTCAGAATGAGTATGATTTCTCTATTCAATTGACATTGCCCGAAAATGATACGGTTGAAGAAGTTGTAAGAACATTGTTGGTAACGGCAGACGGAGCTCAGACCGCTCAAATTTCTATCAAGCAGGCTGCTGGTGACCCGACACTTGAAATTGACCCGACTGAAATCACCATTCCTCAGGCTGGTACTCCTGCTGTATCTGTACAAGTTACTTCTAACACAACTTGGACAATTTCGTAAGGTAGGTTCATGGAAAAGACCATTGATTGGAAAGATGGAAATGGCGTCATAACCGTAACTTACAATGGTGACGGCACGGGCGTCATTTCCATTACAAGCACTCCTAACAATACTGGCGCTGGTAGAAGTCAAGAAATAACTATTGAGACAACTTATCCGTATGTTGTAAAGAAAACCTTATTGGTTTATCAGGAAGGCACTGGTTCAATCGATGGCGGCATTGCTTCAACCGATGAATTTGACAATACGATTGATTGTACAACAGCGGACAGTACGTTTGGAGAAGGAGATACCTTGTATGACGGTGGAGGGGCAGAATTATAGTTAAAATTTTGCCCAAAATAGTTAAAAAGCGAATTTTCTCCAAAGATTTTTCGCTTTTTATTTTGCCGTTTGCGAGAAAAGTCGTACCTTCGCTTCAGAATTGAAAATAACATTGTAAATTAAATTGTAAAATTATGGAATTGGACAGCGTATTAAAGAAACTGAGAAAACTTCAGAAGTTGTATGAAGGTGCTAAGAAGATAAATTCAGAGGGTGAAGCCAACGCAGCAGCAGTGGCAATCCAAAGACTTCTTACTATGTACAATTTGTCAATGGATGAAATTGGCAAGGAAGAAGAACGAAAAGATGAAATCTTGGAAGAGAAGATGAGCGGATACACTTACAAGAGTATCGGTGGTGAGTGGGAGTTCCGTTTGTTGTACGTTCTTTGCAAGTGTAATTTCTGTAAGTGCTTCCAAATGGGAGGTTCATACAAGAAACTGATAATCTTCGGCAAGAAAGAGAACATGGAAACCGTTAAGTGGTTGCGTGATATGCTTGCTGAGAGATTTGTAGAATTTTCCAAGAAGCGTTTCAAGGAGTACAAGGAAACCATGGAGTATGCCATGAAGCCTATCAGCTTGGATAAGTATCAGAGAAGTTACCTCATGGGCTGCGCAGCTGGGCTGGATGCTAAGCTGAAAGAAGAAAGTGACCGAGATAAGAAAGCGGACGCTGATTTCAGCGCAAAGGTTACTGCCCTTGTAGTTCGTAATGATACGGCTGTCACGGAGTATATTCATAACAAATATCACGTAGGTAAGGGAAGGAGAAGACAAGAGAATTTTGATTCAGCAAGAGCTTATGGATACAAAGACGGTAAGAGTACCAGTATCAACAGACCGATTTCAGGCGGTCAAGATCAAGCAAGTAAAGTTGGGCTGCTCAAGTAAATTTCCATATGTTTGATTCTATGGGGGTTGTCTTTCGGGGCAGTCCCCATAGTTTATATAAGAAAACAGAAAATCATATGAACATATTATTTGACGGTAATTATTTGTACCACAAAACATTCTCCGTTTTTTCTACATATTACAAGGGACAGGATATGTCCGAAGTCCTACAAGATAAGGAGAAACAGCAAGTGTTGATACGCAAGTGTATAATTGATATGTGCTATGCGTTATCGAAGTTCAAGGACGTAAAGCGTGTTGCTTTCGTTATTGACTCATCCAGTTGGCGTTACAATTTCTACGATGACTATAAGTACGCACTTACAAGAGTCAGAGACCCATATTACAAGCATTTCCTGACTGTTTTAGATATGTTTGAAGCCCTACTAAGGAAGAAGGGTTTGATAGTCAGTAGAGTCATGGGAGCAGAGGGTGATGATTTGCTTTATGTTTGGGCATTGTACTTCGGTTATTGTTTGGATGAAGAGTTGGTCATCATCACGGGTGATTCAGATATTCGTCAAATCATGACTAAGAACGTAGCGTTGTTTAACAACAACTCAAAGAATTTGAAGATGTATTGCACTCCTGAAAGGGAAGTGTTTTGGAATGAATATCTTGAAACCGATGTTCAGGTAATAGCTACGAAACCATTTGAGGTATTGTTATACAAAGTCATCATGGGGGATACGTCTGATAACATACCGAAGTTGAAGTCAGGTTTTGGACCAAAGGCATTTGAGAAATTCATTGATTTCATTTCTCCTTATGACGAGCCGAAGAATGTTGAGCTTGTAGAAATGGCGCAATGGATTGATTCACGTTTCTCCGACTTTACAAAGATGAAGTATGAGGATGTTTTGGGAAAGGTTTTATTCAACCTGAAGATGACTTGGCTTAACCTTTCAGTGTATAACAATACCGATTATCGGACTAAGAACGGCAAGAGCCTTCTTGAGAATATGCTTGACGATGTTAACAACCAAAAGGATAATTACAGTTATAAGGGTGAATATACATTGGAAAGTTTTTACGGCATGATAATTAAATAGCATAAATTATGAAAAGAAAGATTATCTTTATTGCAATCATTGTTGTGATAGTCATAGCAATATTGCTGTTTGCTCACTACGCTCCAGTTTGGGTTTCAATAACTAATTTGGTAGCGTTGGCTGTCGGTGTTGTTTTAGGTTGGATTGCTAATGTAGCATACAACAAGTTCGTAAAAGGAAAAACGGAGGAATGAGTATGAACGACATTGAGAAAGCAATTAAGGATGCCCGAGCAGCTCAGGTAGGTCGTATCTACGGAACATTTCAGAATGCTAAGGAAGTAACCGTTGATGAGAATGGAATTCAGAAAGCTGATGATGGAGAGGTTGAAAAATCTGACATCATGAACGCTTTGTCTTATCAGGGTGAAATCAAGGTATCGAAAACTGGTAAGGAAATTAAACAGCAAGTTGACGATGTTCTTTTGCCTGACCTGAATGCTAAGTTGGCTGTTAAAGAGGAAGAAGCAACTAAGAAGTTAGCCGATTGCGGTGACGCTCCTACACGTGATGTTGACCCTTGGTGGACAGGCGATGTAAAAATGGACGTTGGTTATAAGGTTTACAGTTGGGATGAAACCTATTACAATGAAGAAAAGGCAAATGATAGCGTTGCTGGTTCTTTATCGGGAGAGGAAAAGAAGAAAGAGTTCAATTGTCCTGAATCCAAAGAGGAAGCAGACTGCCGCAGATGCTACAATGATATTGTAAGAGCTATATGCAATATCAAGGTTGATATCAAGGCTTGCGAGATTTTGAAGGAGCTGAAGGACGGTACGACTTATGACCTCACACCACGTCAGGTTTTGGCTTTAAGGTTTTGATTGGGTTTAGTCATATTAAGGTAAAAAGATGTTTGAACAGGAGAGCTTGAGAAAGTTCTCCTTTTCATTTTTTCCATAGTTTATTAGATAAATAAACGCTCAAATGGGAATAATAAATACTGACCCCAAAGTTTGGAAATACTTCAAACATGGGGATATTGTAAGATGCGAGTACATATGGGACAAAAAGTTATTTGAAGTACACGGTTTTCACGGCAATTGGTATTGTCCTTTGATGACTGTGTATATGGTTGGAAAACCTAAGAATAATGCTAATATGTGCAACTTTGATGTAAGGGAAACAAAGTTAATTACATCACCGCATAGACCGTTTAGAAAACTGCCTAAGAAGAATTTGCTGAAGCTAATGTCTAAGGGTAATGTGGAAGCAAAAAGAGAATTCATGATGAGATTAAATTCAAAAAGTTTATAATATGTTTGAACATGCAGCATGGTACGACAAACTGCCCGATGAAAGTTTGTCGTTATTTGAGCCTCATTTGAGGTTGTTCTTTGAAACAATGTATGAGCGTCAGCTTATATGGAAACGGAGATTTATTGACAAAAAGGAAAGACCTTGGACAAATAATAAGATTTTCCAAGAGTCAAAGTTCACCAATGTCTATCGTGAGCTGGATAGGAACAGTCAATGGCAAATTAAGAACATTCTTCTTGATGATAAATTGTCGTTGAAAAATCTTATTTGGAAGATGATGGTTTTCCGTTTCTTCAACAATCCTGAAACATTTACATTTGAGCCGAAAGGAAAGAGCGTTCAACCCAGTCTTTTTGGAGCTCAAACAAAATCGGGATTGAAGCAGGCTCAATCAACTTCGGAGTTAATCAGTGCAAAGAAATGGCGCAACGGCATTCCTGATTATGATGAATATGATGAAGAAGAGTTTAGCCGTTTTATTGCTGGCGTTCGTAGTTCGGGACAAAATCCTTATACAACTGCTTATCTTATCAATTCTCAAGCAACACCTGGTATGCCGAGAGATTATTGTTACACAAGAGTGGTTATACCTACACTGCATAAGAACATGAATAAACTCATTGCTACGGTGATGTCCGCTAAGAAGACAGAAGATATTATCAGTTATCTTAAAACATTGCCTGCTGTGGCAGACTTTATTGCTCATGAGTTCTATCAGGACTTCACTTACATTCCGAGATATACTGGGAGAAGATTTATGATGTTTGACCAAAATGACTTCACCAACGTGGGGCCAGGTGCCAGTATCGGCATACGTCTTATTTACCCAAACTTAAAAACAGTCAGAGAGCAGAAAAGAGCAATATATGATTTGCGCAATATAGCCGATGACTGGTTACATAAGATTGGCGTTGAAAAAGGTGAGCCGTTTCCGTATATTGGTTGGGACATAGAGAAAGGAGAGTATTACACTTTCACAAGGGATGAAGTTCTTGCTGGAGAAATGCCGATGTATAATCAGTACGATGGAATAACGCTTCACCAAATAGAAATGTGGATCTGCGAATTTCAGAAGTACTGGAAGATGATAATCGGTGAAGGCAAACAACGTTCTAAATTTAGTCCAAGAAGTAAAACAATATTGAAAAGATGAACAAAGAATTAAAAGATTTTTTTGAGAAGAAAGGATTTGAGGTTGTAGAAAAGAAAACTACAACCCAAATTCTATTACAAAACCTTCTTGCCTTCAGTGTAAGAGAGAAGAAGGGTGGGTTGTTTGATATTTCAATCAATCTTGTAAAAGAGCCTGAAGAAAGAGAAAAGTTGAAAAGCAGGTCGCAAGGATTTGAAGTCAATTTCAAAGGCACTCCCACATTGTTGGGCGTTTCTTTCGATGAGTTTGAAAAGTTCTGCAAACAAAGCAAGGTCATTGCTCAGGTGAAACGTATTTCGGAGTTCCGAGAAGTACAGAGTGAATTTACTCTTGCGATAGCAGAGAAAGACGGAAAGACTTTGAAGTGGCGTTCAAACCTTCCTACGGAGAAGCATATTGTTGATGCCGTGTTCCGTGGTAGCGAGTACACTCACCGTTCAGTTGGATTGGGAGGTTTGAATCTAACCAAGAAAGACGTTGTATTGGATTTAGGCGGTAATATCGGAGCGTTCACGTGCGATATTTTTGATAAGGTCAAAAAGGTCATTGTATATGAGCCTGAAGACGTGAACTATGAATTTCTATCTACTAATATAGAAGACAACGGAGCAAAGAACGTAATTGCCCACAAACAGGCAGTAGTTGGTAATGACGATAAAGTCCGTGACTTCTATCTTGGCAAGGCACCGTATTACTACTCATTTTTGGTTAAACATAATCGCAAGAGAGTTCCAGTTGAGTGTGTAAATATCAACGATGTTATGAAGAAGTACAAGCCTACCAAAATGAAAGTTGATATTGAGGGTTCAGAATGGGAAGTGCTTATCAATTGTACCGACTTCGGAAGCGTTGACCAAATTATCTTTGAGTACAACTTTGATATGAACATGGACTTGAAAGAGGATTTCAAGCGTTTCAAGGCTTTGAAAAAACATCTCAAGAAACATGGTTTTGACGTTCAGGAAATGGAGCGTGATATGAAGCAAAATTGGAATTTAGTATTTATGGTTCAAAGAACATTGTAGCTTTATGCCTATTTCTAAGAAAATAAAAGACCTGAAAGAGCCGTTGGATGTAGATTTACAGCTGATAGCTACGGAACTTGATACTTCGGTTAAGAGCATGAAATATCTTTGTGCAGAGCAAATGACGGATGCTAACACTTTGGACGCTTTTAACAGGTTGGTAGAGGATATAACTCAAATAAACGGAGTAGAAGTGACTTCATTCGATGATAATACGATTTTGTATGAATACTTGGATGAAGCCATTGTTATACATTCAGTTTTGGGAGTCATATATATATTGTTTGATAGCATGGTCACTCAGAAGCTGGAAAACAAATTGGACAGTTATAGATAAACCGTTAATAAAACTTTGAATTTATGAAAGATATAGTCATTAAGAAGACATCTGATGAAAGTCAGAGGATAGTTTTACAAACTGACTCTGAAACATTGGATTATCAGAGCCGTTTCACTGTGATGACGGTTACTGGTAATATTGACGGTTACTGGTAATATTGACGGTTTGGTTAATCCTTTCCGTGTAGGAAGTGTTACCAGCTTGTATGAAATTTCTCAATTCTTGGCTGATAATTCTTCTGCTTCAATTGATGTTAACATTCTTTCTCAGGATGTAGAAGTAGAGGAAATGGAAGCGGCAGTACCGAGAATTTTGGAAGCTGAACTTCACGCTATTGTTGATGAAAGCTCATACAAGAATTACACTGGCGATGGATATGCTAAGGAATATCCGTATGAAGAGTCAAAACAGTATTTGCCTTGGTTACGTTTCAGTGTCAAGAAGTCTGTTAAAGCAACTCCTTTTGATATTGAGATAAGTCATAATGGTGAGGCTTGTACGTTTGGAGGTAACACTTCTGATTTTGGAACGGTATCGGGAACGAAGATGACGCTAAAAGATTATGATAGCCTTATGTTTGCTTGTAAGGAAGATTTGGGCGTCACAAATTCTAAGGGCACTTGGACTATGAAGTTCACTATGAACAATGTCTCCATTACACGTGAAGTAGTAATATCTTAAAACTACCAATATGATTGATTTTTTATTTGTTAACAAAACAGACGCATCCAAGAAAGCTACGCTGAGAGTAGATATGGTTGACGGTAATATTGAAAGGTTTACCGTTATGTGGTGCGATGGTGTACGTGGTACTGAATTTGAGAAAAACTTGCCTTGGAAATGCGGCTCAGTTCTTTCTAAGACGGAAATAACTACTTGGGCTGAGAAAAACAAAGCATCATACCAAGTTTATGAGTACGCTGGTGAGGAAGCTACGTTGCTTGTTGAAGATGAAGATGAGGATGAGGAAGAGGAAGAAACGGATGATGATGAAGGTGGCTAAGTTTTCACATTGACCATTGGAAAGGAGAGCATTGAAAAGTGTTCTCCTTTTCTTTTGTTTACACATTTATCAGTTATTAGATATTTCAAAGTAAAAATTTGATAAAAATCGTATGAGTTCGTATGCTAAACAATTAGATGCCATTTCACTTGCGGAAGCGAAACTGAAGGCAAAGAAGTTTAGGACACTTGAGAAAGCATTACGTTCAGAGTCACCCGATGACATGGTAAGAGCCTCTCAAGTGCTCCAACAAATACAGCCCAAAGTTGACCAAAATACAAAGTCGTTCTTCATTGACCCATTGGAATTCAATGCCAATTTGGGATACAAGGATAAGCCATTCTCATTGACATATGTAACATTGAAGAGGATGTCTAAAACTCCTATTATAAATTCAATTATCAAAACAAGGAAAAACCAAGTAGCAGATTTTGCAGATCCGCAAGAAAACAAATACTCCACTGGATTTGTTATCCGAAAGAAACCGAAAGGTGGAGTGGAGCAGAAGATGGACAATAAGGATAAGAAAATTGCTTTTGCTATCACTGATTTCATATTGAAAGGCGGTAACACGAGCCAGTGGGGTTATGATGACTTTGATACTTTTATAAGAAAGATTGTTGAAGACTCATTGGTTTATGACCAAATGACTTTTGAATGTGTACGCAATCGCAGAGGACAGCTTGAGAGTTTTATTGCTACGGATGCTGCTACTTTCCGTATGGCTGATTCATTTTTTGATAAGGACTATGATAATGTGTTCTTCCAAAGGCATGGCGCTAATGTTTGGAAAGATAGAAGCGATTTTGGACCAAAGGTTCATGGATATTATCCTGCTTATGTTCAGGTTTATCAAAACATGAAAGTAAATGAGTTTTATCCATGGGAACTTTGTTTTGGTATTCGCAATCCGTCCACTTCAATATGGGCTAATGGTTACGGATGTTCGGAGCTTGAAGAGCTTATCAATGTTGTAACCTCAATGCTTTGGAGTGATGAGTACAATAGACGTTTCTTCAGTCAGGGTTCAGCTCCAAAAGGTTTTTTTCGAGTAAAGGGAACGAACAATGAAGCAGCATTGCAACAATTTAAGCAGCAATGGCAATCAATGATTACTGGGGTTATGCAGTCTTGGAAAACTCCTGTGATTGAAGCCGATGTTGATTGGATTGACCTTCAGAAGAACAACCGAGATATGGAATACAGTTCTTGGATAGAATATCTGATAAAGATAGCCTGCGCTGTTTATTCTATTGACCCGTCAGAGATTGGTTGGGACATAAGTCGTTCTAATGGTAACGGAGGTTTGTTTGAAGGAAGTCAGGAGCAACGTCTCAAGCACTCCAAAGATAAGGGTTTGTATCCTTTGTTGAAGTTCTTACAGAGAAAGTTAAACAAATACATTGTTGAGCAAATCAATCCTGATTTTGAATTGGTATTCGTAGGATTGAATGGTTTGACTATCGAAGAAGAATTGAAGATGGACATTGATAAGGTCAACAGCTTTATGACTGTTAATGAGGCACGTGAGAAGTATGAAATGAAACCGTTGGAAGGCGGTGACGCTCCTAACAATTCAGCTTTCTTGCAGAACAAAAATGCTCAAGCTATGGCTCAACAGCAGGCTGCTATGGGAAGTGCTCCTAATGGAGAAGAAGGAAATGCTGAAGAGCAAAATCCTTTTGACTTGTACGCTGAGGAAGTTGATGAAGAGGACACTAATAAGGGTGGACTCAGAGAAGAATTTGTAAAAGCATTTGATAACTTTCTAAAACAAGAAGAAGTATGAATTCAAAGAAAACTGACGCACCAGTAGTGCGTACTTTTAGCGAGTATTTGCCTGAGCCTTACATTGATGAGGTTTCAGATAGTGTGAAATACTACGGATGGGCACCCATGGGTACTTCGGAAGATGAAAATGGGTGGAGAATTATGAGAGAAACAAAAGACGGTACGGTGACAAAACGTGAATATGCTCAAGGCACTATGGATTTTGTTTCTGCTTGGAGTAAAAGAACGTCTTATGTATATTCAAGATAATTTATGGCAACAAAGAATTTAGGACAGGTGTCGGGCGTTCATATAGGTAGCACCCCACCGTCAAATACGATATTGATTTGGTACGACAGCACACCGAGTCAGTTGAGGCATAAGGTATATGACCCAACGCTGAAACAGTGGGTTGTTCTTGACCAAAACATTATTTCTACAATCACATATTCCGAGCTTACCAATATGGCTAAAAATTCGGGATTGTCGGTTGGAGAGTATTTCCAAATTACAGACCGAAGCAATGCCCTTGCATTAGCAATCACTTCTACGAAAGTACAGTATTGCGATGCTTTGGGGAATATCCTGATTGATGACCTTGGAACGAACATACAATATCACGTAACATCTTCCAACTTACAGATTGATGATGTTGTCGGGGTATTTGATGAAACCAATCGAAAGTTAGTGTTCCAGTTCAACGAGCAAACGCCTGATTTTACAGCTGACGACTATGTTCTTGGTAAGGTTCAACATAACAACATATGGAGCCTTGCTAAATACAAACTTTCGTCTTTTCTGTCGAAAGTAACGGGCAATAGCATAACGTGGAACGGTGGATTTTTCTTCAGCTTTTCGGACGCTCTGAAGAATGTTCTTGATAAGGCTGGTGGGGTAGTTAGCAAAACAACTTATGATAGGGATAAGGAACAACTGACTACTTCTATCAACAACGTAGGAAAGGAAAATCAGAACATCATACAGAATGCTCATAATGAGCTGACTGAAGCTACCAAGCCTGATTCATTCTATGGTACCAAGCTGCCATCTATTTCTACTGGCGGTGAAGCTACGGACATAGCAAAAGGAGATACGTTGTTGAGTATTGTATCAAAAATACAAAGATATATCAACAAGTTCAAGTATGCTACTGGTATCCGTATTTCTCAAGATTTCACTGATAGGGTAAGTCCGCAATATGTTAATAACAACGACACCGTTGATTCAGCCATAAGAAAAATTCAATATTGGTTGAAAAATATGGGTAAAGGTGGAAAGCTGTCCAAAGATTGGGAGCCGAAAGACTACACCACTACTGTTGAAGATGTAGCGGCAGGAGATACGTTTGATGATGCATTTGCTAAGGCAGTTGCTAAGTTGAGTCAGATTGGAGATATTACCAACGGTAGAATTCAATCGAAAGCTACTGTTAATGGTAGCGAATATACAAGGTGTACCGATTTCAACTTGGCTAATGGTTCTTTGACATTTAATCGTGACGTTTCAGGAGGTTCTAATCAACAGACTGTTCAACTGAATAGAAGTAGCGGTTTGTATATCAACAATGCTTCAGGTAAATCAGTTAGACTTTCTGTCGATGGATTGAATATAAATGCCGATACGAAGCAAGGGTTTCAATTGCCAAACTATGAGGATAGATTTGGGTTGGGAATTTTTTATGGAGCTGCTGCCGCTTTGTTTACAGGCGCAGGAGCCTCACTTGGCGGTTATACTTCGGTTAAGTATGCTGCTGGTATTTCTGCCATTTGTAGTCGTGGAACATTAGGAAGTGGTGTTGATATTTTTGATGCGTATTTCTCACGTCTTAAAGCAGGCAGTATTTCTTTTGGTAGGGCAGGCATGCAAGACTCAGATTTGTATATCACAAATGACTGTTCTTTTGTAACATGTACTAATACAGAAGATAGAAATGTATATTTGCCCACAACTCCGTTTGACGGTTTAATGGTCATCATCAATCAGGTTAATACTGCTAATGTAGCGGTTCAAGGCAATGGACATAAGATTGTCGATAACGAAGATGTTGACTATATCAATATTGGAGGAGCAAGAAGAATTGCCGTATTTCTTTATCATGCTAATCTTGCTTCACCTACTGGTTCGGGAGCTTGGTTGTTTACACGTTGGTCAAGATAAAATTGTAAGATATGAAAGCAAAAATAGTAAGCAAGTATTCAGTATCAGTCATTGACTACGATACGGAAGTCAATAAGATTGAGACCATCTTCAATAGCGAGATTGTAAAGTATGTAGTAAATGATGACATAATCAACGCCATTCTTGCTAAGAAAGACGATGAAAGGACTATCGAAGAACTTCAGGCGATTGTAAAACGCAAGGAATTGAACGATTGGAAAGACAGTCAGCTCAAGGAGCTGGATGGATATTTGGAATTTGTTCCTTCGGAGTTCAATGGTTATTTGGGAGAATATGAAGCAGCAAAACCTTATTACGTTGAAGAGGATGAAAAGGTGGTTCAAAAATGGGAAGTCGTTGAAAACGACAAAACAAAAATTTTAGCCAAAATTGACGTATTAAAAGGTGAGCTTGAACAAACGGACTATAAGGTGATAAAATGCTATGAGGCTGCTCTGTCCAGTAGTAGCGAAATGCCTTATGACGTTAATACTTTGATTTCTGAACGTCAGGCAAAACGTGATGAAATAAATAGTTTGCAAGAGTTGATAACCGAAGAAGTGGTTGAAAAACGCTCAAAATAAATCGTTGTTATGTGTAAGATAGTTTATTTAACATCTAAGCGTTTCGATAAGCCGTCAAGCGAGTTCAAAAAAGCACTTGCTGATGAGCTACGCAAGAGAAATGTAGAAGTGGTAACAGATTATTCGTATGACTGGTTAAACTACTTCAGGAAGCATAAGACTTATGGAATTGCCATAGCCTTTGACTTCTATCGGGATGGAAAGGGAGGATGCGGATTGACGTTGAATAAAAACTGTTCTTACATAAGCAGAGATTTTGCTTACAATCTTTCCAATGTATATGACCTTTTAACACCGTCTTTACATTGGAGAGATTTTCAGTTTGTCGATTCATACAATAAGGAATGGTACAAATTCTTCAATAGGATAAGTTCTTCAACCAAAGCAATATTCTATTTATGCACTTATAACAATCCCAGTGATTTGGAAAATTATTTAGTAGCATTTGAACGGATAGTTCAGTTATTTGCTGATGAGATAGTTCGTTGCTTACGTTCCAACTACGATACAGAAGATTATCGAAAGAGAGTGAAAATTGCTAAATTAAAAGTAAACAAAGTTGAAGGGAGGAAATAAGCTATGAGCTGGTTAGCGGATAACGGACTTGAAATAATTTCACTTGTATTCGGTACAAGTGGGATAGGATATGCGCTTATTACAAGAGCCATGAACAAGAAGAAGTATGAGCAAGAGTTGAAGCAATCTCAGACTGAAATAGATGCTAAGGAAGATGATTTTTGGAAAAAGAGGTATGACGTTCTTCAAGCTGAAGTTGACAATAAGGACAGTTGGTGGAAAGAACGCTATGACGCTTTGTATGCTGAATATCAGAATGAGCGAAAACTAAGTAATGAGATTGTCAAATCATTCCGTACAGAGTTAAATGAAATGAGAACAGACTACGAGAAGCAACGTGAGCTGGAAAAAATGAAATATGACAAGCTCATGGAACAATATCGTAGTTTTGAGGAAGAGAGCAAGAAACGTGAAACAGAGTATAAACAGCGTATTTCTCAACTGGAGAAACTGGTTGAAAGTTACGAAAAAAGATTAAACAAAGACGATGACAAAGCAGAGTAAAAACATATTGATATCCGTACTGATTTTAGCAATTTGTCTTTTGGTAGGGTTTTTTATAGGTTACTTGGTTTTTGGTAAAACTGAGCCTGTGGTTAATCGTATTGTTGAAATCAAATGGCAAAAAGGTGAAACGGTAAGAGATACGGTTGACCGCCCAGTTCCTGTTGAAACCATAATTCGTGACAGCATACCAGTTCCTGTTCCTACAGATACAGCGTCATTGTTTGCTGTATGGAAAGATTATTACTTGGAGAGAAAATACGCTTTGGATTTTTCTAATGATAGCATAGGAACATTCCGAGTAGATGCGACTGTGAATCAAAACAAGCTCATTTCCGCCACTTCTTTAATTCAGCCTAATATCCGTACAGTTTACGAAAAAGAAGTGATTTACAAGAAAGAAAAGTGGGTTCCATGGGCAATGATTGGTACTTCGGTAGATTTGAAAACTAATAAAGTTCAATTTGGCGTAGATTTGAATCAAAAATACGTTATCGGAGTTTCAGGCATACGCATGGATGACAGATATGGTTATACATTAGATTTTGGAATTAAATTCAAATAATAACAATATGGGACAGTTAGAAGACATTTTGAAACATCAAAACATGGTGCTCAATAACATCATGAAATCCTTTGGGGCAGAAACTTCGGAAGATAGAACGAATGGAAGTTACAGTGGAGATACAAGCAAATCAAGGATAGATGATTTGATGAAAAAATTGGGTAAAGAAAATCTCAAGAAGTTAAAAAGAATCAGTTTGACAGAAAGTTATGACTAAGAAGGAACATAAACATACTCATTTTATTCCTTCACCATTTCAAGCCGTTACAGAGTATGAAAATACTTTTATAAAAGTTTGGAATAAAAACACAGCAGAGGCAGTTGCAGAAGTCTTACAATATATGGCACGAGCAACTGCCTCTGCCATAAAAGAAAATCGGGAGGAAAAGAAATGATATTTACAGCATCACAAATAAGCGATATGCTGTCAATTCTCAAAAAGTATGAATTGATGTTTATTGCTAATCAGCTTGGTACTGATTTTCTAACAGCAGCTGATAAAGCTATTCTATTGGCTGCTGGTATAGACGTTGACCAGTTTAAGAACGCTCAAGGCATTATAGAGCACGCTTTTCTTTTCGGTATATTAGCGGAAGCCATAGGAGATGCGAGGGCAAAGAAAATGAATTACAAGCAGTTTCAGAAGTTCCTGAAGAGCAAGAATTTCATACCGCTAACAGAAGAGGAAGAACTGGCATTGCAAAATGTTAAGCAAAGAGCGTACACCGATATAACAAATTTGAGCAACCGTATGGCGGGAGCTTTTCGAAACGTAGTATTAAAGAACAATCAGGAGCAACTTCTACTGGCTCAGAAGATAGTGCGTGATAAAGCTGTAACGGCAATTGAGCTGCGTCAAGGAGCTACGAAGTTAGCACAAGAACTTGCTGACGCTGCTCAGAGTTGGGACACAGATTGGTTGCGTGTTGCTTATTACATATTACACGAAGCGTACAACACAGGTCGTTCTCAGAGTATTTTGAAGAATAACGGAGCGGATGCCGAAGTATATTTTGATGTATTTCCAGGAGCCTGTGAAAAGTGTAAAGAGCTTTATTTGACTGACCCTGAAAATCCTGACAGCGAGCCTATTGTTTTCAAACTCAAAGACCTTATAGCAAATGGTAATAATATCGGGCGTAAACAAGCTGATTGGAAAGCTACGATTGGGCCAATACATCCATATTGCCGTTGTATATTGAATCATAAGCCAGAAGGATTTGCTTGGGATGAAAATCTAAGAGCGTTCACCAATCCTATTAAGAAGGTTTCAAATCACCCGAAACTGAAAGGTGTCAAGCTGAACATCAAAGTTAGTAAGTAAAAAGAATTGTAATGAAAACTGAAAAATGTTTAATTGTACAGCCTCATTCCGATGACGCTTTGTTTTGTTGTTCTCATATACTATTTCAGCCTCAATACGAAGTTCAAGTGCTGACCGTAGAGAATGACCCTAAACGTATTGCGGAAGATGAGAAATTGTATGAGTTCCTCAATATTCCTTTCTTTCACCTTACAGCCGATTTTCACGATGAGAGCTATTATGGTTTCAATAAGGAATACAAAGAAGTAACTGTGGAAGCAACGTATAAATATCTACGTGGGTACTTCGGTAGCGATACGCTGAATGAAATTGAGGAAATGCTTGTAAGTTGGTTAAGGAAGTTTTTGAAAAATAATAAGGGGTACAAAGTGATTGCTCCTTGGGGTGTAGGACATCCATTCCATTTGTTTGTTCGTGAAACTATTCAGAGCGCAATAAGTTACATGGAGTATTATCGTGAATTTCCGCATTCGTATAAAAGACGTTCTCAAACGCAAGTCAATAAACAATTGGAAGAATATACGTTGAAACGGTCAGTACCAGTTGATGAGTTTCACGAAGTGAAGTGGAAACTTGCTTCAAAGTTTTACAGGTCGCAGTCGGGATTGCAGTTTTACGAGCAAAACTATATAAAGAAAATGTTGCCCGAAGAAATTTATATAAGAAACCAAGATGAATTGCCGTTTTGATTTATGATAGGAATAATCTACAAATTTACTATCATTGCCCGATATAGAATGGATGGCCATAAACCATTCTACGTTGGACAGCGTTGGGAAAGAAAATCAGTTGATAAATTTCTTTCTCGAAATTGTAGTAATTACAACGGTAGCGGTTCAATTTGGAATAACTTTCTTGATAGGCTGAAGAAAGATTATCCGAAGAATTGGAGAAAACTTGTAAAAAGAGAAGTTTTGTATGTTTCTGAAATGGTTAATCAGAAAGGTTTAGATGTACTTGAAGAATACTATATCAAGAAATGCAAGGCTCATTATTCATACAAACAAGGAGGGTGTAATATATTATGGGGAAGTTCATTTGGAAGAGGCAAAGAATCACCTACAAAAGACCCATTGGTTAGAAAGAAGATGAGAGAAAATCATGCTGATTTCAACGGCAAGAATAATCCTTTTTATGGTGACCATAGATTTGCTGGTGAAAATAATCCTTTTTATGGTAAGAAGCATTCAAAAGAGAATAGAAAAAGACAATCTGAAATAATGAAGGAGTATTACAGAAATCATATCAATCCGATGAAAGGTAAACACAGAGTTATTACAGATAGTCAGAAAGTTAAACAATCCAAAACTATGTCTCAAACAATTTGGATAACTAACGGTATTGATAATACAAGAATAAATATCAATTTAGATATTCCAAACGGTTGGCGTAGAGGCAGAACAGGATATAAAATGAAGAAGAAATGAAGATTTTTTTCGCAGATTTTCAGATAGCAAAATATGGAGGAATAGTGAGCTATGTTGCTGATATGCTTAAAGCATTCGGAGATTTAGGACATGAAGTGGATGTAGCTCAAATGACTCCTGCATCTACTACTCAGAGTGCTTATAACAAGAAAGTAAAAGAGTTTGAGAGCGGAGAACATCAACAAAAGATAAAGTTCCATTCTCAGGCTGGAGGTTATGAGAAAGATGAGGTAACAGGTTATTGGCGCAATAACTATTATGGGTATTTCTTGCCTCCAAGTAACCGTATCGGAGTATATGAAAAGAACGCTGTGCAGAGGTGGAAAGAATTGGTAAAGGATGCTGATATCATTCTTTGGAATTTCATGCCAACTAAAAGTTCCGCTTGGAATAAGAAAGGGGTTGAATTTGACTTTTGGTGGAAGTTCTTTGATTTGCCTTCTTCTATTAAGCAAGTCTTTCTTGTTCACGATGCCTATTTTAACGTCAGAGCAAGTAATATATCCGCTTTGAAAGATAAGATATTGTTTATGGCTTGCGCTCACCTTGCAGCGTATCAGTGTTGTTCTGAAATAGGGATACCAAGAACGTTGTTATTGAATCCACGTTATTTGCCCGATGGGGCACGTATGCCAATAAGACCCATGCAAAAGAGAACGGATGACTTTTTTGCCGCACATATGTTTAAGTCTATGAAACATATGGAAGAGTTGATTGCCGCTGTTCCGTATATTCAAAAGGGGAGTGAAGAAAGATATTCGGTTAAGATTGCTGGAACTGGCATCGAATATAATTACATGACCAGTGATACAAAGACAAAGAGTAATTACATGTGCACTCTGAAGCGTGACCCTAACTTGCCTAAGAAGATGGATGGCAAAATTTCTCTTTGGGATAGAGCCGTTAAGTTTGGTATGGAGTATATGGGTCAGATGTCGGGCGGTGATGTCATTAAGACTTTGAAAAATACGAAGTTTGCTATTGACCCATCTTGGGCTGAACATTATGCTAATTATTGTCGCACTCATATAAACGGTTTTATTATCGAAGCTATGCTGAGCGGTGCTTATCCAGTTTTGCGTGATTATAGGGGATTGGTTAAGAACGGAGATAAGGAAATATATGACCCATTGTTTGAAAACGTCAGAGCAATCATTATTCCATGGAATGCTACTCCGAAAGAATTTGCTGAATCATTGAAGAAAGCTATGCAGATGTCACCTGCTAAATTTCTCCGAGATACAAAGGCTAATTTTGAGCTTGTTTATGAATTATTCAACGCTAAGAAGAATGCTGAAGAAATAGTAAGACTTTGCCGTGGTGGTAAAAAGTTAATCAAAAAAGAGCTTGAAAAAGGCAAAGATTCAGAAAATGTTAAGAAAATAACAAAAGACATTATGGAGGACTTCTATCATATAGAGCTTCCAATTGAGTGGGAAACAGAATAAAGCAGTTATTATCCTACCATAATATGATTGTGAATAAATTAAACATAACGTGTTATGGTAAAAAATAACGATGTAATTGAAAAGGCGGTGCAGCGTAAAGTAGGCGATATGCACTCCAACGGCAAGTGGGTATGGACAGAATACAAGCCAGGAAAATTCGACTGGCGTCCACCTAAGAAAAACGCTGCTGGCGCAGCAGGCGGTAGTTCTTCGGGGAGTTCTGATACTGGTAAAAAGACAACCGCTACAACGTCAAAGACGACATCTGCTAAAAGCGGTGCGAAGCCTATGGACTCACAGAAGTTGGTTCAATGGGCTGCTACTACTTCGGATGACAATCTGTTAAAAGTTGCTAATAGCAAGAATGGTAATGCGCAGATGCGTATGATTGCTTACAAACAACTTGAAAGCAGAGGGTTTGATATGTCAAAGGTTGATACTTCGGGAACGCTGGGTCAGCTTATGAAGATGACTAAGCAAGGAAGTTCAAAGCAAACATCCACTTCTTCAGGTGATGACGATACGGTAAGCGGAGCAGCCGCAGGAGCATCTGTCGATATAGACGATGATTCAGATGAAGGTGGAGCTGATGGCAATCAAATCACTGAGAAGTGGTATCTCAACAAGAACGATGACCGTGTTAAGAAACGCTTCAATCTCAAAACTAAGGAAGGTCGTATCAAGTATGACCAATTTGTTTACAAGATGAAAAAGCAGGAGCCTGATTACAAAGACCCGGTTGAAGTCATTCAGGACTTGAATGAACAATACTTGGAGTTTTTGGACAATCCTGAACAGCGTTTCATGATTTCCGCAGGTGGAGCTGGTATCGGTAAGTCATATGGCTTTAACAAGATTGCCGAGCTTTTGAACATGAAACCTTTTGAAGAGGGTGACCAGCCAGGTGATGATGACTACGATATTTTTGAAGCACCTGATGTAAATTCAGGTAAGCAATTACTTGGTATTCTCAAGGCTCACAACGGTAAGATTATCGTGTTCGATGACAACGATAAGGTATTGCGTAGAGCGGATTGCGCATCAGTAATGAAGAAAGCAACTGCTACTACTGGTAAGCGTATTGTTGGTGACCCTGATGACATTAAGACCAACTTTGAGTTCACAGGTCGTATTATGATTATGACCAATAAGGATTTGAACTCACTTGCTGAAAACGAAGATACCAAAGCAATCATTAGCCGTGCTATGATGGCATCGGAGATTTACCTCACCGTGCCTGAGCAGATAGAGGTTATGAAGAGCCGTTATCAGGACTATGAATTCAAACAAGCTCCGAGATTGGACGATGAAGCAGAGGATAAGAAGGAGCGTGATGAAATCATGTCTTTGATTGAGAAAAACCAAAAGAACATTGACCCTGCTCAGTTCACTACACGTACTTTCCAAGAAATTCTTATCAATAAACGTAAGGTTGACAACGCCAACGAAAAGCGTAACAATCCTGCTTTTGCTGCCATGATTGGTTCTAAGCAGAAAGACTGGAAGAAGGTCGCTTTGGACGTTCTGACCAAAGCTGCTATGAATGACTTTGAAGGTGACGCTGTTTCGGATGAACTTGTCAAAGCAGAAGATTTGCTTCTCAATAAAGCGTATGCTCATGATGCGGACGATGGCGTGAACTATCACGTTGATGACCCAGAGGATATGAACGTTGAGAAAGCGGAAAATCTTTTGTTGAATGATGAGGAAGAGGATATGGCGAAAGCCAATAGCAACGAAATGAGTATATCAGAAGCCGAAGAAATATTGCTGGGGTTATGAACGAGTTAAGAAAAGCATTGGATACCTTTGCCCTACAAAACGCTGAGGGAAAGGTATCTGATGACCTTTTGGTAAAGGCTTGCGATGCTTACAAGATAAAGTCTGATACATTTCTTGAGGACTATGATTATCACGTTTGCGTCGCAAAGTCTTTATATGACCATCTTAATGGGATAGAGCCTGATGAAGAGATTTGTAAGGCGGTAGTCCCAGGTCAGACAAAGGTTGTCGATGGAGTTATGTACATATACACCGCCACTCCAAATGCTAAGACAAAATACGATTGGCGTGTATTTAAGGGAAAGAAGAAGATTGGGCGACAAGTTTCAGACCAAAAAGCGGTTGACGCTAAGCAAAAGTATGTAAATGAGTTGTTTCCTCAAGACCTAAGCGGATTGAAAGTTATTAAACAGCTTGGAGGAAGTACTGGTGCTAAATTGGTTGAGGATAGTCGTGGTAATCAGTACGTGATGAAGAGAGGTAGCAATACCAGCAATGACCACGTTAAAGCAGAATATCTTACCAATCAATTATATGACATCCTTGGTCAGAGAGTTCCTGATTATGAACTTTATGACGACAATGGAGAGGCAGTGCTGTTGTCAAAATACATTCCTTTGACACACACTCCTTCTTCTAAGGATTATGATGAAATGGCTAAGGGGTTTGTCGCTGACGCTTTATTGGCCAATTGGGACGTTTATCAAAACGACAACTGTCTTATTGATTCAGCTGGTAGAGTTATCCGAGTAGATAATGTCGGAGCGTTACACTATCGTGCTCAAGGAAGTACCAAAACATTTGGCGTTAAGGTTACTGACTTTGACAGTATGCAAAAGTACAATCCGTCAGTAGTGGCAAACTTAACAACGCAAGACTACATAAACCAAATAGATGAAGTCTTGTCGAAGAAAGATGACGTTTTGAATTATTTGGAACAGAATGAAAGCGACACCCTACATGCTATGGTGTTAAAAGCAATGGAAGGTCGTTTCAAAGATTTAGAGCGCATCAAGAACGATTTGAATGCAAAATTAAACAGGAAAAATCGTAAGATTGTACCGAGAAAACTGAAGAGCGATGCTGACATGTATCGTGACTTTTCCGATGAGGAATTGGACGCACTTTGGAATTCAGTAAGCGGAAGTTATCATAACAAGTTATTCGATTATGATTATCAAGTAGGATGGTCAATGTTGAGTAACATATGTAAGGAAAGAGGGTTTGATGCACGTCCAGAAGTTGTTGATGAAGCAACAACGTATTGGAATATGGCTAAACAATCCAAGTATCAAATGTTCCGTGGACTTTCTTCGGGTGGCGGGCACGATGCAGAGTATTATGCTGATGACTTCAGATACAATGACAACTGTTTCTACGGAACTGTTGGTATTCATGGTTCGGGAATTTATGCTCATGTGAATGACGGTACTCATAACAAGGACAATACCCAAACTACCTACAAAAATTCAGACGCTTATAGAGCTGCTTTGGGTTATGCGGGAAGGAGCGGTGAAATTCTTGATATGTGTCTTGACCCAAAAGCAAAGGTTGCTATGGTGCCTGATTTAAGAAAGGAAATACTTTCTTTGGTCACTTACGACAAAGCAGCCTATGATGCTAAGCAAGCCGAAATTGACCAACTGAATGCAGACCTTACTAAAACTCAGGATGACCTGAACAATATTACAGAAAATACCGAGAAGCAAATCAAGAAAGATATGCACTGGGATAACGATGTCTTGGTTATGTCTCAACTTGATATTGATAATACCGATTGGGGAGCTGTAACGAGTACTGGTGAGCCTGATTATCCAGGATGGGATGCTTTCGTGGTAGGCAAGATGTTTGACTGGATTAAGAAGAACGGTGGTACTGTAACGGAGAAAGGCAAGGGCACAGACGTATATGTGTTCAAATTGCCTAATAGTAAGGAGAGTTTCATGCTGAGTCGTTTTCAATGGGAAAATAATGCCATAAAGCGCAAAAACGCTTTTGCTAAAGCATACAATTATCCTTTAAGAAGGTTCCAAGATTGGATGATGAAAAATCATTATCAAGTCATTCAAAAGGTTATCGACAGAGAAACTTCTGATTTGGGCGACAAGGTTAATAAAATGAATAAGGAGATAAGCCGTATTAAATCGGATTTGAACACTAAGACAAATGAGCTTAATGCCATAAAGAATGCGAAAGACCCAAACAAAGACATAATTACTGGTATCTATCAATCTGTTTCAGAAGGAAGCAAAGAAGCTATCGGAACATATGCCGCATTGAAGGGTTATGATGCTATCATTGAGCCTCATGGTAATGGTGGACCAAATTCATTTATGATTATTCTCAATCGTAGTAAGGTAATTGTAAAACGATGAAGTTATGAACAGAGAAAGAAAACTATCTGTTATGGCGGGCAGAGCATCTAAGGTAGTTGCTTTGAAAAAACCGTCCAACTTGATTCCATTCAGGGGCAAATTTCCTTTGTTGGAAGCATATCAGGTGAAGCCGTATCTTGAAGCCGTACAATCAACTGATAATTTGGAAGATTTATCTGAAGAGTTTCAGAAGATAACTGAAAAGGGCAACCGCATAGTTGTTCTTGAAGATGGCTTCAAACAATATCTATCGGGATTTGGTATAAGTCCGAGCGATTTTGACAATTTAAGCAACAGTGAGAAGTCCGATAAGTTAATCAATTGGATGTCTCACGATTGTATTGATTTTTCACAACTAACAATTAAGTAACATGGCAGATTTTTTGATAGCTTTCAATCGTACTGAAAAGAACGAAGGAAAGGATATTTGGACAAAGGTAGATGGAGATAGCGGTGGCGAAACTTGGAGTGGTATAAGTCGTAAAGCAAATCCATCTTGGAGCGGTTGGAAAATTCTTGACCAAATTAAGAATAAGAAAAACGGTCAAAAAATTTCCACGCCAGAGCTTGAAGAGCGCAAACAGTCGCTTTATCGTACTAATTATTGGAATCCAATTTGGGGCGATGAAATCAAAAATCAAAAGGTTGCTAATGATTTGTATGACACAGGCGTTAATATGGGACCAAGCACTTCCATTAAACTATCCGAGCGTCAGTTTGGAATGAAAGAAACTGGACGTATGTCCGATGAGTTATTGAACAAACTTAATTCAGTAGTATGAAAAAGTTATTCTTATGCTTGCTAACAGTCTTAATGGTTAGCTGTGGTACGAGAGTTCAGAACGATGAACCAAGAGTTCCTACGATGCCTGATACTGTTTACGTTGAGGTGCCCAATCTTAATGAAGAACGTATTAAGGAGCTTGAAGCAGATGTTGAATATTGGAAAGTCGTAGCGGATAGCGTAAACACAACCATTCCGTATGATGATTATATGAATGCTCGCAGAATGGAAAAAGTAAAGTATTACATTTCTATTTGCGAGAAAAATTCAAATAACAAAAAATTTTTCTACGGCTGGATAAAAAGAACGATGTCTGAAAATTAGCAATTTTATTGTTGACAGTTATAAAGAGGTCAAGAGTAACAAAACTTTTGACCTTTTATTTTTGAAAAGATATGTCAAATAATTTAGAAAATAGTTTCAAGTTTTGGTGTCCTATCGAAAAGGCTCAAGAAACCATTGACCCTACGACTGGAGAACAAGTAATGCGTTTAGGCGGTATTGCTTCCACTTCAGACGAAGATGCCGATGGAGAATTTCTTGACCCCAAAGGATTTGATATCAAACCACTTATGGCAAGCGGTATGGTCAATTGGCATCATCAAGCCAAGGGACAACCTGCTACCATTATCGGAGAGCCTACAAAAGCAGAGATACGTCCAGAGGGTTTGTACATTGAGACAGATTTGTATCCGAGTTCTAAGATAGCTTGCGATGTTTGGGAGCTTGCTAATACTCTTGAGAAAGACTCAAAGACAAGGCGGTTGGGGTATTCTATCGAAGGAAAAGTTGTTAAAAGAAAATCTAACAACAAAAATTCTCCTGATTACAAAAAGATTGTAAAAGCTATTATCACTGGAGTAGCAATCACTCATCAGCCGAAAAATCCCAAGACATTCGCTAATATCATTAAAGGTGAGATTGACGATGATGAGGAAGAAGTAGATATGTTTGATGGTAATGGCGATTCAAATAATCTGATGAAAAAACTCAATGAAAAAGAAAAGAGTTTGGATACCGAAAGCGGAAAGCCTTTGAGAAAAGAGTCATTGAATAAAAAGCTCAAAAATCAAACTTTTGGAAAATCAGAGGTAGTTGAGCGACTTTTCAAAGACATTCCAGGTATTAGTATTGAAAAAGCAGAAAAGATTTATTCACTTATATCAAAAATTTCCAATATGAATGGTAAAATTTCAGTCACAGAAGAGGATATTCAGAAGGCTTATGAAGCCCTTGGGCTTGAGTTAGAGCCTACTGAAGATGTCCAAAAGGGTGGTGACGGATGCACCAACGGAGGCAAGGAGCAAACTCTGAATAAGGCGAAAGCTAAGAAAGCAGAAGATGCTGATGACTCTGAAGAGCAAGAAGAAACTACCGAAGAAAATGAGGAAGATGATGACGATGCTCAAAAGGGATGCGGTGGCAAGATGAAGAAAGGCGGTGATGGCGGCAATCGTTTTGACCGTATTGAAAAAGCCATGGCAACTTCTCATCAGATTACTTCCAAGTACATTAAGGCTTTGGGCGTCATGATTAAAGACGCAAGTCAGAAATTGGAGAAAGCTGCTGAGCGTGAAACGGAGTTGCTTGACCTTGTAAAAGCTCAGGAAGACACCATTTCAGCTTTGACCGAAAAGATTGAGCAGTTTGGTTCTGAGGTTCCTGCTCCGAAGTCACTCAGTGCTGCACGTCCAGTTGAACGTCAGTTTGCTAAGGGTAATGAAGAAGATGATTTGAACAAAGGCGGTGAAGGTCGCAAGTCAAATCAGGTATCTATGAGCCGACAGCCGAGATTGGTTGCAGAAATTCTTGACCAAGCTACGTTTGCTAAGGGATATGACGCTGAGTTCAGCAAGGCTTGTACTACCTTTGAAGCAAGCAAAACTTTGCCGGCAAGTATTATTGCCCGTGTAAAGAATGAGTGTGGATATGAAATTGTTAAATAACGCTTAAAACGAGAATAAGATGAACGAAAGATTGACAATCAACTTGGCTGATTATGGCTTTGCCTCTCAGCAAGATGGTTTCCGTGCTGGAATGGAAAGTTCTGAAACCGTTGACCAGCTTAACAAAGCGTTGGCTGCGGAACAGATTACTGGCCGTGAAACCACAGACCTGACTACTGCGTCGGGTGCTCCGTTGAAAGTTGAGTCTTTGGAGAAAACTCTGAAGCACCTTACTTTCCGTGAGCAAGATATTCGGTTGTGGAAGGATATTCCGAAGAAACCTGCCTACAATACCGTTGAAGAGTACAACCAGCAAGTAAGCTACGGTGCACACCGTGGAGGTTGGAACAGAGAGGGTGAGCTGCCTGAAGAGGAAGACAGCGTATTTGTACGTAGGGCTCAGTTGGTGAAATACCTTGGTGTAACCAAGAGCGTAACTCACCAGATGACCCTTGTAAATACGATGATTGGTTCCGTTATGGAGCGCACTATCAAGGACGGTACGTTGTGGATTTTGCGTGCTCTGAACGAAGGCTTGTACTTCGGTGATGAGAAGATTGTTCCTGAACAGTTCAGCGGTTTTATTGCTCAGCAGAGAAATTCTGACTCTTGGGCATCTTATGCTGACTATATGGACAGCGAGCATGTTGTTGACTTGCGTTGCTCTGCTCTGACTGAGGACGCTATCGAAACTGCCGCAAACACTATCGTAGAAAACTACGGTTTGGGTACTCAGATTTATGGACCACCCGCAGTTCTTTCCAACTTTGTTAAGAACTTCTATGGCAATAAGTTCATTGTACCCAATACTCCGAGCTTGTCTGACGGTATTATGGGTCAGCGTGTTCAGGCATTTGACTCTCAGTTCGGTCGTGTCGGTTTGAACCACGATGTGTTCTTCAAGAAGCTGCCGGCAAAGACTGCATCTTCAGCCGCCACTTCTCAGAAAGCTCCGACAAAACCGACTTGGGATACATCATTCAATTCAAGTTCTGCTTCTGCTTCTGCTACTAAAGTTGAATCTTCAGTGGCTGGAAGTAAATGGGGTACAACTGACGCTGGTAATGTTTACTACGCTGTTTCTGCTATCAACCGTTTCGGTGAATCAGACCTTGCAGTGATTTCTACAGCGGTAGTTGCTACTTCAGGTTGCGCTGTTGATATGAAATTCACTGACGGTGGAGGTGTTAACAAAGCAACAGCATATCGCATTTACCGTACTAAGGCAGGTGGAGCTGCAACTGGCCCATTCTATCCTTTGTTTGAAGTATCTGTTGATGATGTTACCCGTGGTTATGACGGTGGTTCTCCTGGAATTATCCGTGATATGAATCGGTACTTGCCCGATACTGACCAGAGCATTCTGTTCCAGTTCGACAACGAAGTTATTGAGTTCTCTCAGTTGGCTCCGCTGATGAAGATGGATTTGGCTGTTCTGTCTCCTGCTTTCCGCTTCATGATTTTGCTGTATGGTACTCCGTTGCTGTACGCTCCGAAGAAGATGGTACGCTTTATCAATATCGGAAAGACAATCCAGTAAATCAAGGTCAGAAAATAGTAACAATCGAAGAAGGGGTGGGGCTGTTCTGCCCTGCCCCTTTTTCTTAAAAATCGTTCAAGAAAAATGAAAATTAAAGCAAAAAACAGCAAGATTGCTTCTATGAAGCTCTGCGTGCCCGTAGATGGCGTTATTAGCATTGACCACAGCGGAGTAGCCGAAGTGTCACCTAAGTGTGCAGCGTTGCTTGTAAAAGGCACTAATGACTGGGAATATCTGAAGAAGTCTGCCGCTAAAACTGAAGAGGAAGAAAAGGCTTCAACGGATGAGGTTGAAGAGCCTGAAGCTGAGGAAGAGGAAACCGAAGAAGATGGAAAGTCTGACCGTGAAAGGTTTGAAACCTATCTTGATGGATTGACCGTTGCTCAGATGAAGGACTATGCTAAGGAAGGCAATTTGCCTGCTGAAGAATATGACAAACTTTCTTCTAAGAAGCTGATGAAAGCATATCTTCTGAAGAAGTATGACGAAACGGCTGAAGAGGAAGATTAACAACAGTAACATTGTTTTGATATGCCAAGTTTAAGACTGAAAATAAAATACAACAAAAATATGGGGATGATTATGTCTCCAACCGAGTTGTTAGAGAATTACATGTTTGGTATTCCTATGTGTTCAAATGACGGTAGGAAAATGTCCATGTCATCTATTTCTCAGCACATTCTGTCAGCTCAATCTTTGATAGAAAATCTTTTCAGTATTAAGCTAACAAAACAAGTCATAGAGGAAAACCGAGATTACATCAGGCAGGAATTTATGTCTTGGGGGTATATCAAAACAATGTATCCTATTGCCTATATAGACAATTTGGAGGGATGGATAAACGATGTTTGTCAATTGACTTATCCCAGAGAATGGTTGTCTATTAAGAAAATTGAGTCAGTAGCAATATATCGAAATATATATCTTATTCCAAATACTGGTAGTAAGGAAGGTGCTCACATGACAAACAATTCTTTGATTTACAACGGTATTTCACCGCATCTTGGATGGTTTGGTCAGGCTTATATTCCAAACTACTGGCGTACAAGATATATCACTGGTTGGGATAAGATACCTGCTGATTTATTAGATTTTACTGCTAAGTTAGCTGCGCTCAATGTTCTTGCTATTATAGGCGATGTGTTGTATGGAATTGGTTTAACATCTATAAGCATAACGCTTGACGGAGTAAGTCAAAACACTCCGTTGACCCGTAGTGCTCAAGGTGGACTTTTCTCAGGTCGTATAAAGACTTACATTGACCAAATGAATCAAGTCTTGCCTATATTAAAATCTAAGTATCGTGGCATACCGTTTGAAGTTTTGTAAGCATGGAAAGTAACAATAAAAACCGAAAGAGCATCATTACCGATAAACCAATTGCCTATCAAACACCTGCTGCTCCGATTGACCCAAGAGTAGGATGGAGGGTGGATGATTTTGAAAGGCTCATTCAATCGCAAGGGTACGATGCTTACATAGATAGAGCGATGAGATGCCCTTGCGTAGATAAGGCAACTGGCCAGGCACTTTCCACTTGTAAAAATTGTTTGGGACGTGGCTGGTTTTTTGTTGATAGGACTGAAACACGTATTATTGCTCAACATATGGATAGCAAGAAACGCTATCTTGATTGGGGTGAGGTTAATCGTGGAACAGCTTCAATTACAACTAAGGGCATTGATAAGGTTGGGTTCATGGATAGAATTATCTTGTTGCAATTGAAAGAATTTTATTCGGAGATTTTAAGACCTGAATTGTATGAAGGTGAACTTTTAGCCTATCCAGTGTATGAGCCTTTGGAAATAAGCAATATGTTTTTGTTCCTTGGTGATTACACTAAGTTGGAGCCTATTCCGAGCGAAATGTATGTTGTGGATAAAAACAAGATAGTATTTGACCAAAGTCTTTTGAGTATTTTGCCAGTAGAGGATGTTAATCAGAAAACTCCTAATATGAGCGTTTCTGTAAGATATTCTCACTATCCTGTTTATCACGTCATAGACGTCAACCGAGAGCTGATGAAAGTTCGGGAAAGTAAGTTATGTTCTTTCGATGATTCAGAGCTCAGGCAAATGCCTATAAATGTGTTAGCAAGAAAAGCTCACTATATATTCGATGCTCAGAAATTCGGAGAAGAAAGTTTTGAAAATACCGTAATGCCTGAATAATATGCCTCAGCCAATAACAATAGACCTAAGCGGACTTCAATCTCAATTCGGTTTGACAAGCCAAGAGATTGATATGCTTACAGAAACTTGCGTAAATGCAGTTACTGCGGTAGTATATGCTAATTGGCAGGCACTTGCTAAGCAAAGGTTGAATTCAACTGTACCTGAATACCTGCAAAATATCATTAAGGTTGATAAAGGTAGATTTGCTAAGCAAATAGTGTTGACTGGTATCTTGCCTAATATGATTGAGCAAGGTGCTTCAGCTTTCGACATGAAAGAAGGTTTTAAGAAGTCAAGCAAGGTACGGTACACTATCCCAGTTTACAACACAAAAGGCAAACAAGTTCGTAAGGGTGGAGATTGGTATTTGACCATTCCGTTTAGACATGGAACACCTGGCATTGTAGGGCAAGCAGGTTTTGCTAACGAAATGCCTCAAGAGATATATGATATCATGAGGAAACGTCAATCAGGCAGACCACTAACTGCTCAGGAAATTCCTTCACCCTACGATGTTCCAAGGTCAAGAGCTGCTATTGAAGAAACTCCTAACAATCCGAGATATGATGAGTATGTACACAAAAGTTCTATATATGAAGGCTTGACGAAAATCACTGGACAGTATGGTAAAACTACTCAAAATATGTATGGTACGTTTAGACGTGCTGGAGCTAACTCAGACCCATTGAGTTGGATACACCGTGGAATTAAGGCTTACCAGTTAGCTGATGAAGCGGTTAATATGACTGACGTTGAAACTATTGTAGAAAATGAAGTAACAACTTATTTAGAAGGTGTATTATGAGTGGAATACTTTTACCCGAAATTGTAATTTACAATGCTTTGCAGAGTATCGTAAAATTGTTGCGTGACGATTTGAAAGAACACGCAGACGATGATAAAGAAACTATCTTGTATAAGATATTGGGTGTCGATGAAGAGGGGAAACCTATCAAAATGAATTTGTACAATTATTTTGTGCAAGCTAAGAAAATGATACTGACTCCCAAAAATCTTTCCGTAAACTTCGGATATAATCAAGAGGTTGCTAAGATTATTTCAATGCACATTCTTTTGCCTGCTGAACAAGGTGAATCAACCATAGGTGAGGATGAGGGGTATATGAGCGAGAATATCTTGGACGAAGAAGGCAACAAGATAGGGGAACAGCAATGTTTTACTCAGATTTATGATTGTACGTATCAAATCATGATTACAAGCAATAATTCTTCTGAAGTAAACGTAGTGTATAACATACTGAAAAGCATGCTTCTGATGCTTGTACCGCATTTGGAATTGATGGGTATTCGCATTCCTAAACTATCGGGGAACGATATAGTGATGCAAGATGACCTCACTCCAGTGCCATTATTCCATAAGGTCATAAATCTTTCTTTCAAATACGAACATACAGTTCCACAACTTGTAAAAAATGAAGTTGCTAAGAAGTTTTATTTTTGTATGAGAATGATTGATTACAATGACAGCACAAATCAGTAGCAGGTATAATTAAGAAGATTTCAAATATATTTTAACAAATAAAGTAGATAATATGGCAACAGTAGTCAATTTTCACGGAAAGAACTACATTGAACCAGGCTCATATGCTGCTACAGTTTACAATCCTACTTCGGTAGTCAACGTTGCTGAATTTGGCAACGTCATGATTATTGACACTGGATTGTCTATGAATGGCTCATATGAATTTGCTGGCGGTTCAGGTGTTCATGGCGAGCTTGCTCAAGGACTGAAATCAGTTTATGAGTTTGAGAACTATGAAGACTTTCTGTCTTTCATGGGTGGAGGATTTGTCGGTAATTTAGCCGAGAAAATTTTCACTCCGCTTACAGGTTCAGCTGGTGCTCCTAAACTGTATTATGCACGAGCAGCAACTACCAAGTGTGCAACTCTTACTATTACTGTTTCAAGCGGCAATACTTTGGTATTGAAATGTAAAAATGAAGGTGTTGTAGGAAATGGTGTAAAGGTAGGAGAAGTTTTGAAAGTAGGTTATGGAGCGCAGATTGTAGCAGGTGATACCGAAGATACATTCAAACTCCAAGTTTATCGTGGCTCATATATGGGTACTGATGACGCTGGTGAGTCCTTTGGTGCTTACTCTTTGGACGATGCTCAGCCAAACCTTATTGCTGAGTCAGATGACTTTACAACTCTTCAGGAGCTTTATGATTGGGCATCCTCCAACCGATACATGCTTTCCAACTTTGTGGTAAGTATGGGGGGTGACGGAGAAACCGAGCTTGCTGCTGTCGAAATGGCATTAGCAACAGGCGGTACTACTCAGTATTTGAGCGGCACGGAGTATGACGACATTTTGGAAGCTATTGATGAGCTTGACGTCACTTTCTTCTTGTGCACCAACTTGAACGCTGCAAGCGGTAAGGGTGTTGACGCAGCAACAAACGGTAAGCTGTTTACATTCTTGAAGCAGGATGCTAAGTTCACCGAGTTCATGGTTGTTCCAGGTGGTCAGGATGATACCGACTTGCTTGGTGAATCAAACAGTTCTCAGGCAATTGCTAAGTATTTCAACAGCGGTCAGGTAGTAGTTGTTCACGGTTCACCTATCGTTGACCGCAAGGACGGTAATGGTACGAAGCAGCTGCCTACGATTTACCTTGCTGCCGCTATCATAGGATTGAATGCCGGCATGGCTGCTCAAACTCCTTTGACATTCAAACGAGTTGGTTATCAATCATTCGCTTATGACCTCAAGAAGCGAGAAAGAGAGAAAGCATTACAAGCTGGTATCCTACACGTTCGCAACGTATCGGGGTATTGGTGCGTAAACCAAGGTGTTACCACTCTGCAGGCTAACAAGAAAACTATTGCCGATGACGGTCAGTCGTTTGAGTTGTCCGTTGAGTTAATCAAGGCTCAGCTGAATAAAGAGCTTATTTTGGAAGGTCAAACGAGATTTACTGGTCAGACAGCTGCTCAGGCTTCACCTGAATCAGTGAAGAACTTTACCGAAACCAAGCTCAACTCTTTGGTTGCTTCTACTGGTAATGATAATCTACTTATAAGTTGGAAGAACGTAAAAGTATCTGCTAACAATGGCGATTATTTCATTACCTACGACTTTGTTCCAAACGTACCTGTGAACAAGACGTTCTTTGTTGGTAACATTTTAGATTTCACTTTTTAATTTGAAAGACTATGGAAAAAAGAGTAATGACGGCTCCATTAGCTATTATTCAAATAAATAGTGTAACGGTGGGTAAGATGAAGAATGTCCGTGTTACGGAGCAAATTCGTAGAGGTCGTGTGACTGGATTGGGCACTCTCACTCCTTCTGAACTTCCAGCTTTGGAATGGTCAGGTAGTTTGACTTGTTCATCATACACTATCAATTTCAATCTTTTAGCTAATATAGCGAAAAAAGGAACATTCCGCAATGCCAACTCTTTGGAGGAATGGGCAAACGCTATTCTGCTTCAGGAAGATGGTTTGGAAATTTCTATCCTACGAAAAGTTAAGGATGGTCAGATTGATACAGAAACTGGTTTGGTAAGCGCCAAATATGAAACCTTTGCAAAGGTTGCTGGAGCTTTCGCTACCAGAGAAGGTTTTGACATACAAGAAGGACAAATTTCAGGTAGAGATACTGAGTTTGAATATCTGTCACCTATTCTGTTCAATAGCACTCAGGTTTGATAAAACAATTTGTCAAATCACAGTTATAGTTAAAGCACTACTTTCTTATTGGAAGTGGTGCTTTATTGTTAATTAAAAATTGTAAAAATTATGATTGAAAGAGAAATTACCATTTCTTACAACAACAAGAAATTTCAAGTTAAATTTCCTAATGTTGGACAACTGATTGACATTGAGTCGTTGAAAAACGCTTTGACTGGAGGCAAGTACGGTTCATTCGCAGCATCAGGTGTAAAGTCTATGTACTTTATATTGGATATTGTAGATACAATTGCCTTCTTGACTGTAATGTGCCCAAAGCTGAAGAATTTCATAACCGAAGAAGAAGATGGGATTGATTACACTCAGATGAAGCCCGAAACGGTTAAAACTTTGGTGACTGTTTACAAAGAGCAGATTTTGCCTTGGTATTCAAAGATTATGGGACAACTTTATTCATCTGCTACTAATGATACAACAGAACAAGAATAACGATGACCTGAGAAAGAGTGTTGACGATTTTGTTAATCGTTGGCACTCAGGTTTTATTCTTGACTATTGGTGGAGAAGGAAACATAATGTTGCTTTCGGTTCACCCGAACATAGACGGATGAATTTCATTGACATGTATATAGAATATCGTGAAGATGAAAAGATAAGACGTTTGCACGAGCAGGAGTATCAGATTGATGACGTCAGCGGTGTTAAAGTTTCACAAAAAGAGATTGATGAAGATTATGAAAATTTGGACTTAAAAGAATTTGACAATGCCAAACGTAACGATTGATATAACAGGAAGAAACACTGGAGGTGCTCAACCAACAACTCCTGATAACGGTCGCACGACTACGCCAGGTGGTGATAATCGTACTTCCACCACTGATAGTCAGGACAATCGTCAAAGCCCGATATTTGACCCCAACGCAAGACTCATGGATGACTTGCGTAGGATGTTAATTGAACAAGCCAGTACCTATCAAAGACCAAGTGATAGGTACACTCCCATTATTTCTAAAATTGAACAAGCGCAACGTCAGCAGATAGCTAACCAGTACGAAGAAAGACGCCAACAGGCTCAACAGCGTATGACTCAACGCTATTCTGATATTGATAGAGATATTGACGAAAGCATTGACCGAGAAATTTCTACAATAGATGATGACGATGAGGTCAGGAGAGTTATTGACCGTTGGGGGGGAGAAAGGGACAGACGTTATGAAACGGCTGGTAGGCAGTACGATGATGATATTGCCGCTATCGAAGAAGAACAAACTCAAAAGGAAGAAGAACTGAGCCGCACCATTGAAGAACTCACGGAGGAAATTCGCAGGAGCGGAGGAAATTTGAATCCAAATTCTTTTTTGAGTCAACTTCAGGAACAGCGTCGGCAAGCCATCATTGACCGTGATACGGCTGAAGATGAGGAAACTGCCCGACAAGCTGCTGCAAGAGTTCGTGAGCTTGACCAACAGATAAGGGATATTGAAAGGGGTAGCGACACCAGTGGCGGTGAAGATGACGAAAAGAAGATTGATTGGGGTTTGAGGACAATCCAAACAATGATGGGATTTGACCAATTTGCCCGTGGCGTAGCAGGTCGTGATTTAGGTTCCATTATTATGGGCGGTGCTCAAACCATTACTTCTATGCTTGGTATGAGTGATAGAGGTGCTGCCCGTTCACTTGCTTGGGTTAAACCTATTGCTACCATTGGTACATTATTTACTCAGGAAGCTCAAAAATCTGACCAAATGGCAGGACTTGCCGCATTGATTCAGAATGACCCTAACTTCGGTGGCGGTTCAATCGGAGCGACAAGAGAGGAAATGTACAGAAGGCTTTGGGATTATTCGCCTGTTTATGATTTAGCTGGAATAAACTCTATGGGTTTGTCTGCTCCTGAATTTGCTCAATCTGCTTCAAGGAGAATAAGACAACGTGGAGTTGCTTCGGATGGTATAACAGAAGCCTATTATCAGGAAGCATTGGAAAGGGTTTTTTCTCTTGACCAAGGAGCTTTGGGAGCCGCAGGTCAATATGACCGTTATGGAATGAATGCTACGGATGCTATCAGCAACCTTGTAGAACGTCTTTCAAGAATACAAAACAGCGGAGTGTCGCAAGGTAACTATGTCCGAGTTCAGGAATATCTGAATATGCAACAAGGAGTTATGCAACAACTCATGCGTTTTCAAGATAGACCTAATATTGGTATAGCTAACAAAGAAATAGAGGCATTTGCTCAGCTGCAAAACTACACGGTGGATAGTAGGACTGTAAGTGACATTGCGGCTGTGCGTAACACCATTACCAATCCTCAGAATGACCGTATGAGAGCGTTGCTGTATGGTACGGTAGAAGAACTGCTGCCTGAAACTGCTGGACGTTCAGACCTGATAGACCGAGCAATCAATGACCCTGCTAAACAAGGTGAGATTATCCGAGCTTATATGCAGAAGATACAAAATATGTATGGAGGTACGGATACACCTATGGGATATTGGGCAGGTAAAGCATTGCTTTCAAGCATAGAAAGTCCTGAACGTAGGGATGCTATTCTAAGGGGTATCACGAGCGGTAAAGCTGGACAAACTCTTGATAATGGAGAGGTAATAAATACTTACAATACTCCAGTCAGAGATACCTATGCTAAGCAAGTTAAGGGATATACTTCTGAATTGACGTCAACGCTTATAAAAGCATCTGATGGAATATACGCTGGTGTTAGCATTCTTGAAAATCTTGCTAATGATGTAAAGGATTTAGTCATTGGTACTAAGTCACTTGCTGATATAGTTAAACAAAGAGTTTCTTAACATGGAATATCTAACTTTATATCATCATGACTCTTCTGTTAAAACATTAGCAGAATATATGGAGGCAGAGCATATCCCAACCAAAGTCATTTCCATTGATGAGCTGTTTGATTATAATAGGGATATGATTTTCAATCAGATGTCTTTGAACGAGAAAGCTGAATATGCTAAGCAGAAAGGTAAGGATTCAATTACATCTGATGACCTTACAAGCGATATGACTTTGCCTTGTCCTTGTACTCTTAAAATTCAGGCTAAGAACGTAACTTATGAGCTTGCTATTTCTCAAACAAATTTTGAAGCTCAAACCGATAACATATATGCTTTTGAAAATCAGCAGATACAAAATATACTTCAAAACGAAGGATACAATATTGACCGTAGCACGAAGAAACTCAATCCAGAGTGTTCTGTTTGGGGTTGGTTCAAGTCCTTATATTATGTTGGCGCATTAGACAATATGAACGCTTTGGGCACTATTCGTAGTAATACCAATAAATTTGTAGATATATCGGACTTTATTGTAAATATGACTACAAATGTTTCGTTGTCGGGTGGTTCTTTTTCTATTACATTGCCCATTATAAATTCCATTCAGCAATTGTTAAAGATAGAGCCTTATGCTGATAGTAATAACTCATTGATGAAGATTTTTACATATACGGATAGACGTGCTGAGCAAATAGACCTATACCAATATGGTAAACAATTCTTTCATAAAGGCGGTATTGTTGCCATGGAACATAATTACTTCAATTGGCTTATTCAATCCAATGACCTTTTGTTCATTTCTTTTGAAAAATTAGAGCTTGAAAAGTCTTTGGGTAGTAATGTTTTCGATATGATAGGATTGGTTGACAATGTTAGTGTTTATCAAGACGCTAATGGCAATGGAAATGTTACGGTAAGCGGTAGGGATTTGATGAAGTTATTGACAGATGATAGTTCATTATTTTTCAATACTTCTACGGTTTGGGGAGAAAGCCAAATTTTTGCTAATACGGAAAGTATGGGAAAACAAGGCGATATTCGCAATGCCGATATGAGCGGAAATAAATATAACACTCCCATAAACAGACTTCGCAGATTGACAAACGAAATAGACGTTTTTGCTACTCCATTCAACCGTTCACTGGACTTCATAATGAAGGGAGTAATTTCTCAGCTTGCTAATATAGAGGTAGTTCCTGACTATGTGTTTGAAGATTGGGGAGATAGGCGAACAAGATTTGCTGAACTTTATCCTGATGTTTCTTCCAATACTCAAGGAACGGCAAACGGAGCAAGTTCAGGAAGTGGACAATCGGATAGTAGTTCATCAATGGAAGTTCCTAACAACGATGCTTTTAGAACTAATATGCCTAATGTCAATGAGGATAAGTATGAGCCAATAACTGGTGGTGATAACGGAGCGAGAAATTCAGACACTCCGTCAGTTCCGAGATTGAACGAAGGAATGACGTATTTGGGTGATGGTATGTATGTTAAAATAAAGTAAGATTATGATACCAATTTTCAAAAAAGGCTGGCTTGGAAATAAGACTTCTTTGACAATATCTTCTCCAATGGGTATGCGAAACGGCAGACGACATAACGGAGTTGATATTGCCGTACCAGTCAACACTAAGATATTGGCTCCAACAGCTGGACAAATCATACAGATAGCAACTCAAGCTAATGGAGCAGGACTTTACATGAAATTGAGATTCAGAGCTACGGCATCAATATATTATGATGTTATCTTTATGCACCTTCATCAAACTGTTGCTTCAAGAGGACAAACTGTTGCTGAAGGTGATTTGTTGGCTTATAGCGGTGGTGACCCAAGTGATACTCCAAGGTGTGGAAGAAGTACTGGACCACACGTTCATCTTGAGATAAGAAAGGGTGGCGTGGCGGTCAATCCTTTGCCATTTCTTTCCGAGCGTTGTACTTGGAAAGGTAAGGTTTTGAATGAAGGCAGAAATACGGCAATGCTATCCGAGAATATTGATGATTCAGTATCTAATTACATGAACATTGATATTACAGCTGATTCAGATGCTAATGCTATTGAACAAGACGTTGTTACTAAAACTACCACTAAGGTTGGAGCCGTAGGGGAAAGGTTGGCACCTGGTATATGGCAAATAACAAAGTTGCTTATGGATTCATCTGTTAGTCACAGACAGATATTTGATAGCAGCATAGCCTTACAAACTGGGCCATTGGGTAATTTTTTCAATAAAGTCTGTCAGCAACCTTTGGTAGAGCTTTCGGGAGATACGTTTGGTGACCAATATTATTTCATGGTTCGCAAGCCGCCATTTGATAAGGAAGGAATGAATAAGATGCAAGACCTGACGTCATTCTTAATCGAAGAGCAAGAAATAATTTTTACAAACATAGGATGGACAAATACAGGCATCTACTCATGGTATCAACTCATACCTTACGCAGAGTATGGAGGATTGGACCAAACCATGCTATACATGCCCGCAATCTTCTTTCCTGAATATGCCGCTATATGGGGAAGTAAAGATTTGACCGTTCAGAGTCAGTATGTGAATTTCTACATGAGCGGATATTGGAATCAAACAACGGATGAACAGAAAAAGAAGAACGGAGAAAACATAATCAAGAATGCTGTAAGAGATTTGAAATACCTCATTGAAAGTAACGCATATATACCATTCACTCGCAGTGGCACAATAACTCTGAACGGAGATAGACGCATAAAGAGAGGAACGCTCATTATCATGCCTAACAATGAGCAATTCTATGTGGATGCAGTTAGTAACAGTATTTCTTTCAGTGGCAGTTCGGTTGAGCGTACTACGACTTTGAATGTTTCAAGGGGTATGTTCCAAGAATACATAGACGGTAAAGAAGTCAACGGAGATTTGATGAGTTATTTCAACATCATTGATTTTGGAGAAGATTTTGACGTCAACAATATCACAGTTGAAAACTGGAAGAAAGTATTTTCATCTTGGAAAGTAAACATAAATGTATTTGCATACTTTTTGAAAAGGTCGCAAATACTTTCTACTTATGTAAACAAACTAACATCTGAAAAGTGATATGGAAGGAAAGTTTGAAATAAATAGGGGTGGTAACAACCCCATAGGACAATCAGGTATCGGTTTTATCGTAGTTCCTGATGATAATACAAGACAACAATATATTGATGATTGCTATCGTACATCTACGGTAACAATCAATGGAGGTTTTGGTTATGGTTACATAAGTTCTGTTAAGATTTTGCCTGACGTTCTTCAAAAAATACGCTTTCCGCTAAAAAGTACGGAGAGAGGAACGCCAGTATTATGGTTGAGGGAAAACTTCTCAAATCGTCCCATCGTCATTGGTATAATAAGTGAAGAAGGTTACACAAACCTTTTGAAAGAAAATCAAAACCGATTTGTTCAGGAAATAGACGGAAAGACGGTTGAAATTTTTCAAGATGCCAATTCGGCTACATTAAACATAAATGTCGTAGGAAAATCTGATACTCCAGCTAATATCAATATCAAGGTCGCTTCGGGTTCAGAAGATAGCGTTGTTAACATAGATAGTGACGGCAAGGTAAATGTTTCAGCTAATGATTTCACAGCAATAGCAAGAAATACTTTTAATATATTTTTGAAGGATGGAAAGAATGATGAGCTAATTTCTTTGATTGGCGATTCAGAAAAGATGGAATTCAAAGATAAATTTGGTAATGTAATAACTTCTAATGAAGAAAATGTTAACATTACCGTTGCTGGAAAATTCAATGTAAACAGCGGTAAAGAGCCGATGGTGCTTGGACAAACTCTTGTAAATACGCTAAAAAGTCTTATACAAGCTATTCAAGCAATACAAGTTCCTACACCTAATGGAATTAGCGGAACTCCGGTTAATTCGGCGCAGTTCAGTAGTATTTCTTCAAAATTAGAAAATATTTTGTCTAAAATTTCAAATCTTGATTAGATATGGCAACAATAACAGAAATGCAAGAAGCAATAACAAACCTCATTAATTCTGATGAAACTATTGAAATACCAGGACTTGATTTTGAATCAGTCATAGACCATCTTGTTGATGAGAGATATAAAGATATTTTGAAAAATGCTTCTAACGAAGAAGAGCGTAAACAATTAAAAAATAACTTATTGAATTACTATCGTAATAAAGGAAGAATGGTTGTAGATGAAAGTATCAAAACAAGTTTCCGAAGCAGCTGCTCAAGCTGTAGCAAGTAACGCTATTCCAGCGGTAATTACGGTTGGTACAGCTACGAGTACAGCCAATCCTGCTTATGCTCTTATAGAAAATGCAAACAAAAAAGCCACTTTATTGAGTATGCTTAAAAGCATTGGAGATGCACTTGTAAGATTACTTTCTTCAGCCATTAAGATAGCCTTCCAAGTTCCAGA